ATTATGCTGTTTGCCGCCTGTTCACGGGGCGATACTCCACCCGAAGGGTCACAGTCGGATGTGGATGTCCAAGTAAGGGAAGTACCCGAAATGGTGGAACTTAACCCCGCCGATTTGCTAACCGTCCACTTTATAGATGTGGGCGAAGGTGACGCTATCCTGCTTATCCAAGGGGATTACGCTATGCTTGTTGATGGCGGGGCTGCTGAAATGGGAACAACCGTATTCACCTACTTGCGTGACAATGGTGTACAGCAATTGGAATATCTGGTGGCTACCCATCCATTCGCAGACCATATCGGGGGATTACCTGATGTATTGCGCCGTATGACTGTGAGAAATGTACTTTTACCAATGATTTATCATGATACCCCCGCTTACAACGCCTTCTTAATCGCCGTCGAAGATTCTGGCGCAAATGTGGCTGTACCATTTGCTGGACACACATTCAACTTGGGAAATGCCGTTGTAACTGTCCTTTCTCCAAATCCTACGGACGAATGGGAAAACCGTGCCAACTATTCAATCATCATGCGGGTAGAGTTTGGCTCGACCAGTTTTCTGTTGACTGGGGATGCTATGCGGGAAGTGGAAGCAAATTTGTTAGACAGCACAGTACATCTATCGTCTGATGTATTAAAAGTAGCACGGCACGGTGCGTCGTCTGCAACAACCAGCGGTTTTTTAGATGCAGTAAATCCTTCAATCGCCGTTATCTCCGCAGGTGAAAATAATAGTTTCTTATCACAAGATGTTCTTCGCAGACTGAATAATGCGGGTGTCCATGTCTTTAGAACGGACTTGAATGGAACTATCGTTATCACCAGCGATGGCACAACGCTTGGGGTGATTGTGGAACAGTAGTATTTGCGGGCTTAATATAGTCTGTAATAAATCAGGAAAGGATGGTTTTCTTATGGAACAGAAGCATATGGAATTGCTTTGTCGCTTGAAACACCGTTTTGAAAGGTGTTACGACAAATATCTGTTGGAAGTAATGGAACTGGACAAAGGGCAGATTATTGAATCTGTTTCTGAAATACTCGCCTCAAAAGAAGTACACATGGAGATGTGTTTCTGGCTTGGATTGTCTATCAACAAAGGCGACCGCTTAAATGTTTTCATGGAACCCATGAGCGAACTTGAAGCGAATTATTTTATGTCGCTTGAAAATCCCCTTAAAACACTCGCTGGCAAGTGGTGGTTTTATACCCTTGGCAATCAAGTTGACTTTCGCACATTTTACAATGCTATGAAAAAAGAACAAGGTTTGTACTTTCAGTGAGTACGTACAAGTGCGATTAGGAGGTGATGAAATTTGAAGAAAGACAGGCAAAAGCATAAATCAAAAAAACACAAAAAGCAACTACTATGTCCTTATTGCGGAGCCCAAGCATTATTGCGTGAGGGTTCTTTTTTATTTGAGGATGTTTATGTGAAGCACCTATATGTGTGCGTGCGTTATCCAGAATGTGATTCGTATGTGGCAGCGCATGACAGTAGCAAGAAGCCGATGGGGTCACTGGCAAACGGTGTACTACGCAAAAAGCGCATGTTAGCACATCAAGAATTTGACCGTTTGTGGAAAGGTGATTCCCCTGTATTTACCCGAAAACAAGCGTATAACTGGCTGAGTGACAGGTTGGGAGGGCATCTTCGTAGTATACACATCGGCAATATGGGAGAAGGGTGGTGTGACCTCGTTGTTCGAGAAGTAAGAAAGGTTATGCGGATGCGTAACGAAAATCTAACTGAATTGGAGGATAGCCAACATGCAGAAAAATGAAACTGCTGAACTTACTACAGAAGATACTAACGAAACCGCAAGATTACCCCCAACACAAGCAACCATACCAAAGCCTGTTTTTATGCGGCTACTGATGCTATTTGGCGGCGGTGTCGGCTGTTTATTGGTCGGAGTAATAGTAACGATTGCCACAGGAGATATGGTTCTGCTGGCTATGTCAGTGATTCTTGGTGTAGCGTTTGTTGCAAAAGGTTTTCTGGTTAAACGGAAAATCAATCAAGGGCAAATTTACAGTGTATCAGGGGTTTGTGTAAGCGTAGCCCCTAAAATGCTTGGCAGATACAGGCGCATTGAGTTGGTAGATACAGTCACAGGTGGCGATGTGCATTTTGTCTTACCTAAGAAAACAGTGTTCAAGGTTGGTCATGTCTACACTTGCTATTTTGATAATCCAATCAGTAATCGTCCTGAGAGTATATCCACTCCACAGGGCGATTTTTTTAATGCAGAGCTGGATTTGCCTACAAACGGTTTTCTTGGTTTCGAGGATTTCGGAATTTACCAAGAAAAACCAACGACTGCGACTGCTATCGCAATAACGGCAACTTCGGATATCGTTGCTAAAACCCCTGCAAACAGCAGGGATACACAAAAAAATGATAATGAGGAGGAACACCCATGAAGCAAGAACTCACCATAAAGCACAAGAGGAACATCAAAAACCTCTTGACCTTAGCCCTTACAGTAATGCTTACACTTTGTATGCAGGTTGCCGTCTTTGCGGCTAATCCCCAACAGGTTTTAACCGTGGACACCACTCTAAATGTGATAGCTCCTGAATCAGAGAATGACGGTTATCCCCAATATGCCACTGTTCCGCTAGAACCACAATGGGCATGGCATCCCATAAGTGTTGTAAACGAACCTATGAACGGGTTTAATGCCGTTCGCAGAACCTACGCCCTTCCACCAGACGTAAACCCCGCCGTTATATCAACGGCTGATTTTATGATGTTCGGGCAACAGTTTACTTTTGCTTATGTACTGCAACAACCCACATCAAACGAAGCGTTCATGGAAATACGGGAAACAGTGACAATCGACACCCGCAGCCGCAACTTAAACGATATTTTGCCAAACTTAGAGCAAGAAATTTGGTTTGAGCGTGATGGTTTTGCTGGAACGCTGGTATTGGATATTCACTCAATCACCAGTGAAGTTGCGGGAGTGTCCAGAAATACTTCCACCGCAACAAGACAACGCACTTTCCCGCATCTGTCCTCACCAGACAATTCATTTATCCCACGTACCATAACCGATGGTGGTACAACCTTCCATCTATCTAACGTGAATTGGACATCAAGCAGTGTATCTGCGGTAGACGGGCATCCTGTGGCATCAAACTATACAGCACATGCCACCTTTACAGCACAAGTAACCCAAACCCGTACTACAGGCTACACGACTACAGCCGAGTACATGGGAACCGTGTTCAGAACAACCCAAGGCATGACACTGTTTACCGCAGTATTCTACGGCGAACCGATAATTGAAATCTGGCTTGAAGAACCCGAAGAAGAAGTTGTTGTAATAATCCCCATTGAACCAGAAGTTATCCTGGAGCCAACACCTGCCCCCGTTCAGCCAGTAGAACCTAGCGGTAATGCTGGCAATGCGGTAATCATAGCCCTTGCTGTAATAGGAACACTAATTGGTCTTGGCGCATTTGGCGTAGGCGGATTCTTCTTGGCAAAACACTTTTTAGGCTATAACGCAACCATATATAGCATTGACGGCCCAAGAGATATTGTAAAAGCCGGAAAAATCAAAGTGGACGTAAACAGCCCAGAACCAACAATCATGTTGGATAAAGCTGTTGGTCATAACCCTGCCAAAACGGACAGGTATATTATCCAGATTGCTCAAAGGGCAATCCCAAAACTCGTCAACAAAACGCTACGGGTAGTGCTTCACGATAAGGAGGCGTTGCATAAAGTACCAGACAAAGCCCTTGGTGTACCTGTTTACGAATTTGAGGTGAACTTTTCTGATGACGACGATGAAGCAATCAGCGTGTCTGGTGTAGGGGGTGGTGCTTCCGATTCCTAGATAATTAAGCACAAATGATAATCACAATATACCAACGACAAACAGGAGGGGTGACGATTGGCAGTTGCTCCTTCTGCTCTGCTTCATCAACAGTCATGCCAACAGGCAATTCAAAAAGGAGACGATATATGCTAAGAAACAAACAAGTAAAATCCACACACATGGCGGGCAAAGCAATGGGTATTATTACGTCAATGGCTTTTGGAATTGCTAAGTAATAATGATACAACTGCACCGCTTATGTGAAAATTGCACCGTTACCACACAAAAATGCACCGCTCCGAAAAGCAGTGCATTTTTGTGTGGTAACGGCAGTTTTGCAGGCTTTTCTAAATCCCATTCTTAAACTTGAATGTAAAATTGCCATCCACCTCAACCACAACATGGTCAACAAATACCAACCAAAGGTTCACATCAAATTCAGAAGTTGGCTGTTTATTACGTTCCAAGTTTCGGATAAAAACTTCTAAAGTTTTACCCCTGCCGATACGTTCTGCTTTTTGCTTTTCGAGTTCATCAAGCCTATTTTTTACAGAATCATGGCGTTGCAGGTGTGCATCCCATTCCGCGCCGTCACGGATTGCTTGTTTTACCAAGCCCTCCAACACTTCAAGTTCCCGATTTAATTCTGCCAGTTCCGTATCGATTGCCGTTATATCACAGAGCCGTGTTTGCGCTCGGCGGCAACTTGCAATTACTTTTTTGCTGTTTTGCAAGAGAATGTTAAAAGCCGTTACAAATTCCGCTTTAACGGCATCTTCCCGAACGTGGGATGTTTGGCATTCCCTCCCGCCGTCTTTGTAGCGGGCATTGCACCGCCAAACAACACTCCTGTACTTGGAATTAGAATGCCAGACTTTGCTGCCAAACCACGCCCCACAGCAACCGCATTTTATTTTTGTAGCCAATGGGGAGTGGCATCTAACCGATGTGCCGAGGGCTTTCCTTCGGGCAATTTCCGCTTGCACCGCTTCCCAATCATCGGGATGGATAATGTAGTCGTGGCTATTTTCCACATGGTAAAATGGTAATTCGCCCTCGTTTGGCTTTTGGGCTTTGGTTAGGTAGTTTGTTGTCAGCGTTTTTTGCATGAGTTTTGAACCCATATAAGTTTCGTTTTTCAAAATATTTGCAACTGTGACACCGCCCCATTCCTTTTTCCCCATTGGCGTAGAGATGCCTTGTGCGGTCAGCCATTTAGCAATCATGGTGTAGCTTTTGCCCTCCATAAACTGGCGATATATCATTTGCACGGTTACGGCTTCATCGGGAACAATAATCGGAGTGCCGTCCTCGCCCTTGGTGTAACCAAGAAAACTTGACCACGGCAGACTTACCTTGCCGTCCTCCATACTTTTCCGCTTGCCCCATGTGACGTTTTCTGATATAGACCTTGACTCTTCTTGCGCCAGACTGCTCATAATCGTAATTAACAACTCGCCTTTGCCGTCAAATGTCCATATTCCTTCTTTTTCGAAGTAAACTTCCACGCCTTTTTCTTTAAGTTTGCGAATGGTGGAAAGGCTGTCCACCGTGTTCCGAGCAAAGCGGCTCACGCTTTTTGTTACGATAAGGTCAATTTTTCCATCAAGAGCATCGCTAATCATTTTGTTGAAGCCATCACGCTTTTTGGTGTTTAGCGCACTTATGCCTTCATCCGTATACACATCTACAAATTCCCAATCTGGGCGGGATTTTATGTAGTTGGTATAGTAATCCACCTGTGCCTCGTAAGAGTTCAATTGTTCGTCTTTGTCCGTGCTGACACGAGCATACCCCGCAACCCTGCGGCGAGTAGCATGAGATGTGGATTGCCCAACAAACAACTGCGTTTTAGCAGGGATTATCGTTACTTTTGGTTGTTTTGGCAATTATCTTCACATCCTTCCATCGCTTTCTTTTTTCGTAAGCCACAACAATCTCTGCGCCGTCATGGAAAACGAAGGTTAACCGCAAATCCGTGTGGGAAATAATGCGCTCCACATTTTTGGCAAAAATTTCACCATCAAATTCTTCAAGACCGAGGACTTTGGCAGAAGCCGCCATAAGGGTGCGCTCACGCAAAATGTGCGCCCGACAAGGGGTCTTTCCTTTAACGGTACGCTTATCGCGCCCCAAACACATCCATTCGTGGTATTTTTCCGCACTACAGACGTTGGGTTTTCGGAAATGCCGCCGACCGCAGGCTTCACAATAAATCTTTTTGCGAAATGGAAGCCCCACGGTTTCACGCAAACCGCCAACAGCGGCACGGCGGTCAAGTTCTGCCTTAACTGCCGCAAAGGTTTCTTTTGAAACAATGCCTTCGTGAGTGTCCTCAATCAAAAACATTGGAAGTTCACCACGGTTTTTAACTCGCCGTTTTGAAATGTGGTCTGTGGAAAAATTGCGTTGGTGCAAAGTATCTCCGCACATTTTGGGATTTGTAAGAATCCTGTAAGTAACGCAAGCTGTCCATCTTTTTCCTGTTGGGCTTGGTATGCCTTCATCGTTTAGCTTGTTTGCAATGGCAGTCGCACCAAGCCCGCTAAAGAAAAGGTCATATATCAAGCACACAATTTCGGCTTCTTTCGGCACAATAACCAGTTTGCTTTCCGAAATATTGAAACCATACGCTTTCCTTGGCTTTGCCTTCCCATTTTTCATATCGTTTCGCATCCGCCATTTTACATTTTCCGAAACGGAGCGGCTCTCTTCCTGTGCGTAACTGGCAAGAATAGACAACATCAATTCCCCATCGCTCGACAGGCTATAAATGTTCTGCTCTTCAAAATAAACCTCGATTCCAAGGTCTGCCAGTTCACGCACGGTTGCGAGTAACGTCACTGTATTTCGGGCAAAGCGACTGATGGTTTTGACGAGAACGAGGTCAATGTTTCCTGCCCTGCAGTCGGCAAGCAGTCGCTGAAATTCGGGACGGTCATCCTTCGTTCCTGTTTCGTCTGCATCGGCGTAAATCCCCGCAAAATCCCACTCATTATTGGCTTTAATGTACTTTGTGTAGTGTTTAACTTGTGCCGCCAGTGAGTGGAGCATATGCTCTGTGCCACGGGAAACTCTGGCATAGGCGGCTACCCGCTTGCGCCGTGGTAGCTCTTTAATCGTGGCTTCGATTTTCGTTATGGTTTTTTTCATAGGCATCTCCTTTCCAAATCCTACTAACCATATATCACTCGTTTTGGCGGCGTTATCAAGTCAATATTTTTGGAGAAAGTTCAGAGAAGAGGATTTGGAGTTTTTCTGCCTTTTCAACATCACGCTTTGATTGCCGAAATGCGGAATCAGCAAGGCGAACCTCACTCTGTGCCTTTTGTGCGGCTTTCCGCGCCTGTACGCCCGATTTATGAGAGCCGAACGCTGCTGCCGTGCGGCGTAATTCTTCTGTTTTTTGGGCAGCAACCACCAAAGCAAACTCGTTTCTTGCTATTTCTGCACCCAATTGGGCGTGAATGTTGGGAAGCCACTGTTTAAGGCTTTCTATGGATTCTTCATTGCGCCAAAACTCCACAAACATTAACTTCCAAAGTTTACGGATATTTTTCAGCGGCATTTGAATAAAGCTGTCCATATCATAAATTCTGCACACAAAGCGGTTGTTTTTGATTACTATTTCCAAGCAAATCACCCCTTTCTCGGTATATGCTGGACTGCAAGCTGTATTCATCAGCAAGTTCCGCTTCCAGTTCTGATAATTCACCGCTTGAAATCAAACCATCAGCTTTCCAACTTTTGAAAATGTGCATGGTGGCTTTGTAGCAGAGGACGTTTTCACCCATCGGAAACCCTCCTCGCACAAGATACCGAGCAGAATTTACGCTTGGCGTTGCCGTAGGCTGTAAATGGGTTTTTACAACGTGGACAAACAAAGTCATAAACTGCGCGGCGTTTCATTTCTTGGGGATTTTTTGCCCACCAAGCTAAACGGCATTTATCGGAGCAGAATCGCTTTTGCTTTTTATGCGGTGTATGCAAGAGAGCATTTCCGCATTCAGGACAGGCGTTGGCGGCAAACTCCACTTTATTTCTGCGGCAGTATGATTTCACTGTATTTTCGGAAATTCCAAGTTCTAACGCTATGGCGGCGTAGGTTGTACCCTTGCCGCGCAATTCAGCAATTCGCTGTTTTTGAATTAGGGTCATAAGCATTACCTCCTACCTTTACAGCAGGAGCGGGCAAAAACTTAAGGGATAAAAGCAAAAAAAATATGCCGCAGTGCAAAAGTGCTACACTGCGGCATTAACTTGGATTAGCTTTCACATGGGATTCTCCTTACAATAACTGTGCTTGTATCGCCATCCCAACCTACGGAGTAACCGCCCATAGCTTCCAACAATTGACGAGCGGCTATGAAGGAACGACCGTTTTGAATCATGCCATCAATTTTTATTTCTTTGCCGAACAAATCAAAATTGATGGTTTCTGACGGCGTAGGTTCGGGTTCGGGAGCGGGTTTCATTGCCGTTTCCACCTTTTCCAAGAAAACGCTCCAATTATGCGGTCGCCCTGCCCGGATATTTTGCGGACAGTTTTTTCTGCTCCAATCGAAATGCTGGCGAACATTTGCAATAGGAATGCCGCGCCGTGTGCAAATATCAGCAACCAAAGCCGCTGTCCTGTCCACAGCACGTTGGAAATTACCATCAGAGTTGACGGCTATTTCAATACCGATGGACTGACGATTGCCGTTACCGCCGCCATCCCCTGCGTGAAAAGCATCCTCAGTTTCGGGTAAGTGCTGGTAAGTTTCGGCATCATCCACCGTATAATGCCAAGACACAGGCAAATTTGCGGCATCGTTGCCTTTTAGGTAGTTGCCATGCGCCCTTGCGTTTGCACCCCTGTTGGTGTTGCCCGTTTCGTGAATGGTCACGAATAACATGGGATTATTTCTGCCCGGACGGTTACGCCGCCCTGCGGGTATAAAATCTTGGATTATGTTCATTACGAGTCCCCCTTCTTTTTGAATTGCACCAGCACATCTTTTAATTTGTCCGGCACTGGTAAACCAATGGCACAGGCATTTTCCAACACGGAAATGCCCTCGTTGGCGATATAGAAGAAAATGACAGCTGTGCGAAGCGGCGAATTGTGGCTTTGTATGAGGTAAATGTCCACGATATTTGCAACACCCACCAACAGCAAAACCATAATCTTCTTAAAAATCCCTCTGGCACAAACCTTGCTGGACAGTTCCTTTTCCAAAATCCCGCGCATTATGCCAGCGATAAAATCCACCGCTACAATGGCGATTAATGCATAAACCAACCCGTCCAACCCACCCAAAAACCAACCTAAAAAGCCGCCTACAACGGCGGCCACACTTTGTATCCATATCTTCACAAAATCATCTCCAGTCTACAAACTCACGCAAGCCCCGCGAACGCCGAAACTTGGGTTACTCGTCCAAGGTGAAAACTGTGTACACGCCGACCGCGCCCCGATGAGTGCGCCGTTGAAATAACTGCCTCCTGCTAAAATCGCACGGAAGTCATTTTCTGCATTTATCCACATTTGCCCTTGGTCTAATGCGGACATAGGATTAAACCATGCAGGATTTTCACCAATGCCGGAAGCCACTATATCACCGAGCCACTCCCACAGATTACCTACACAATCACGACAACCTATGTTTGACACCGCATTTGTTACAAACCCCGTAGCGGCTCTATCCCCTGCCGATGACCATGCGTTTTGGTTTCCGCTTCCAGTTCCCGGCGGGCTTCCGGCTGCGGCTTGTATAAACTCTTGATATGACAACATCCGTTTTCCAACTGCCGCCAATCTTGTATTAGCAACATACCAATTTAAGGATTCAATCCCAGACAACGGCAAAACATCAAACACAGACTGCGTACCCCCTGCGCCATCATCGCTACTGAGATAAATGTCCACCCACACGCCGCCAGAAAGATAAACCATGCCTTCAGGGACGCATTTAGGACGATGAGCGTGTGTCCAAACACTGCGAGGTAGAATGCCATTAAATACATTGCCCGGCGCGGATGTATTGCGGCGATTCACGCCGTAATGGAAGCCGCCCAGCTTGCGTGAATTGGTTTGGTCAAAACCATCAGGAGCGGATTTGTCGAGTGAAGCCAAAACCGTCACGTTATTGCCTGTTTTGCAAATGTACAAATAATAATTTTGCCCCAGCGTGAAAGCATTTCCCACATCAAGGCTTGAAGAATCAACCACGATATTTGTTTCAAAGGCATAAAAGCCGCCACCGGGCAAAATAACGACACTACCCTCGGAAATGGTTAATTCTTCATCATTTGTGCTTTCGATGATTAAATTTTCTACTTGACCTTGTGCCGTGCGGATTGCGGCAAATACGCCGCCGCTACGGACAAGATTATGGCTATTCTCCACAGGAGCGGCATCAATAAGCAGTGCCGGAGCGACAACCCCGCGAGGCGGCATGAAATAAAGTGTGCTTGCTATTCCACCGCCGGAAGATTCTGTTGTGATAACATCGCCAGAAATCACAGGGATGGTTTCGCTGGTAAATTCATAAAGCCCCGTGGAAAGCAACCCAGCGTGTTCGTTTGCCCACGCAACTACACCATTTTGATACAGCCGAAAAATGGCAAAAGTCGTAGATGGATGAGTTATGGTTGCGGAACGCTGTACAAAACCATCTGCCGTAGCCGTCCAAGTGCCGTCCGAATTTAACACCGCCACCTGATTTTGACGGTTGGGAACAAATGCAAATTCGTCAATTCCACCACCCCCACCGCCGCTGTTTTCCAATAACTCCACCAGATTGTACGCTTTGCCGTCCTCGCCCAAAATACGCCCGGAGCGCGGCGAATACTGCTCTATGTCGTAAACCGTATCATCTACGGGAGCGATGCCCGATGTATTCAAAATGTCTACGATATTAACCACAGAGCCATCCTCTGCCAGCGTTCTACCCGTGGCAGGGGTCATTTGGTTTATATCCATTGCAATCCTCTCCTTCCGAATCCTGTTTTTTTGTTTTTTGCTCTCACGTTTTATGTTTGCAAAGCCAACGTGTTTAATTGATTCATCACCGCCGCCCGTGGCCGCCGTGTGCCGATGTTTTGCCAGACCAGCGGAATAATGACAGCAGAATCGAAACCGTTAATAAAATCCAGCACCGCTCCGATTGCCGCTCTCAACTCCAAGATATGAAACGGCCAGTAAAGCACCTGCGTTTCGCCGGGGTTTATCGTCTCGTTCCAAACAAAAGCCGCCATGCCGTAGTAATTGCGGATGTTGTTTATCGCTGTCCGCAAATCCGTTATATGCCGCGCTTTGACGGCGGTTGTGTTGGAAGCGATGGTGTCAAACGGCGAAGCCAAAATGGTAATCGTGCGACTCACAGTTGGGCTGTCATACCCTCCGTCCGATGTTTGGACTTGGATAGTGTGCGTTCCAAGCGGTAATTCGTCTGAGGTATAAACCGTCCGTGCATTATCACCCAGCGCGCCTGTTGTGGTGAAATATTCGGGATTATCCACGTTATTATGCCATTCTCTGCTTCCGATTCGCACATACACCGTTTGAAGCTGACCGTCCGGCTCCGGCTGGACTTGGATAAAAACCATCGGCTTGGTGTTGTAGGTAATGCTTCCATTCCGTGGCGCGGTAACGAGCGGCGCGAGAGGCGGTCTGTCCAGTGGGATATTCAAAATACTGTTACTGACCCGCACATCGGAAAATACACCCAGCGTGTCAATTGTCCATATGCCGAATTGGGTATGCGTACCCGGTACTCTTGAAACATTCGGTGTGAACGTACCGCTCGTTGCGGCAAGGTTTATGGTTGAAAGAACCGTCCAGCCGCTCCATTCAAGTTCAACATCCTCGGCAGCGGCTACTTTTTGCAAATAAACATCCCAGCCAAACGGTCTACCCGCTCGAATATTCATAGGGCAATTTTTGCCGCTCCAATGGAAGTGCTGCACAACATTGGAAATGGGAATATTACGCCGAGCGCATATGTCGGCCGTCAATTCGATTGCACGTTCCACCGCTCTTGCGAAATTGCCGTCAGAGTTTACACATATTTCAATGCCGATGGAGTGCCTGTTACCCATTCCTGCGCCGTCTCCAGCATGGAAACCATCCTCATTTTCGGGGAGATGCTGCACCGTCCGAATATCGTCAACCGTATAATGCCAACTCACATTCACACCGGGGGATTGCAGCCAAGCCCCATGCCCCAGTGCATTCGCGCCAACCGTGGTGTTATCCGTTTCGTGGATTGTCACATAGAGCATATTGTTGACTCTGCCCGGTCTGTTTGGCGCAGCAGCGGGTATAAGAATTTGGATGATATTCAAATCCGGCGGCGTTATTTGCCCCGTGGAAGTTCTGCTTGCTATTTGAAAGCCGCGAATCGGGCTAAGACCGGGGGAAGCACCAGACCAAGTGAGTGTTACAGCTTCATCGGCATAAACTTCCGGGCTTGCTATTGCGGAAGTTGGTGCATTCGGCCATGTGTTCCTACGGACGCTGTTTGATGATATACGCCAGCCGGAGAAGAAACTCGAACCCGCCGAGCCCCTCGTTCGCACACGATAACGGCGAAAATTCCCACGGGTAGGTGGCGGTGCAACCCATGCGCTTGCCGAAGTTGCCGTTGATGTAACCGTCCCCAAAACCTGCCATGCGCCCCATGTGGAGTTGTTCGTGGAGTCTGAAAAATCAATGTCATATCCTGTAATGCTGTTATTAAGCCCGCCAGCCGCACCCGACCATGAAAGCACAGCATTTTCCTCAGATATAGTTGGGCTAACAGAAACCGAAGTAGGCGCGGTGGTTGCTGTTACCAACATCGGCAAACTAAGGACGGTATGTGCGCTATTGTCTATCGTTCCGGCAATTATCTGCGCTTGCCCATCAGACCACACTTGAAACCGCACAGATTGGGTAACATTTCCTACAGTGGAAGGACAAGTAATTGACACATTTCTGATGCGTGGCGCAGTACCTTCCCAGTTGTCGTTAGAGTTGGCTTTTATACGCACTGTGCGCTGTACGCCGTTTATGGTTATTCCGCACATCAAAGCATGACCCGTGCGGATAAAGGAATCGGCAGTACCAAGCCACGCCGTAATGGTGAAATTGTATGTCATTTGGGAGTTGTTTGGACGGCTTTTTGTGTAGTTAATGCGGTAGCTTACAACCGGGATTCTGTTCCCCACCACCAGCGTTACATTGTTAATATCAGACAAAACCTACCACCCCCATCACTCGTAAACTGCCGAAACCAGTGAATTTACCAAGCCGCAGACCGTTGGAGACATTCGGGTATCGGATATATTTACTGCCTCAATGGATAATGCACCCCTCACAACATAAACGGTTGCAATCCCCAATTCCCAAACATCGTTATTTCGGGTTAAGTTTGGAGGCGATGGTGTCGGAGCGGGAGTGCCTGTCAAAACCGCCAGATTTATTGACCGCCCGATATTACTCCAACGCACCACAACACGGTCAATGCGCGGATTTACGCCGTCTGCGGTGGTGATTGATAAATCAAGCGGTGCTGTATTTGCGTAATGATAACCGTTAATCCACGCTTGCCCCGGTTGTACCAGTACCTGCATACCGACAGCGACACCCACCCGCAAATTGTCCGCCGTGCGATGGAATACTCCGTTTGATACCAACGAACCGAAATACTCCGCAAAATCCGTAGCATCATAAATCCTATCGCCGCTTGATGAATTAAAAAATCCGCTTTTTTCAGCCAATTTTATGCACCTCCCAAATCGTTAATCTTGTCATATATGGTCAGAAGCGGCTTGCCGAAGGTTGCCCTTATGCTCATGCCGTCCCTGTCGTAGTTTTCTTCAAGTTCGGTAATCCGTGCGGTTATTTCCATGCCCCATTGTTTTGCCACAACACGGACACGGCTTCCAATGTCATAATCAACCTTATATTGCAAATTTCCGAATTGGTTTATCGTGGCATCGAAGGCTTCAACCAGTGCCAATTCTGCCAGACGAGCCATACCACGGTATGCCAGCGCGTCTGCGTACCCTGTTGGGAAGTTTTCGCTTTGCAAGTCACGGGCATCCACGAACACTTCAAACCGCCATTCAGCCCAACCACCGCCGACTTGCACGAAAGTACGCGCCGCGCCTTCACCTTCGCCACCGACAAGTGCAAACGTGGCAAAATCACGGATACTGACGGTGAAGGTTTGATTGATGATGTTTTCAAACTCTCTCGAAAATACGCCCGACACATCTGCTCCGATATATGGCGTTATGGTGAAGTTGCCGTTATTAAACACCGTGCGAATGCCAACATCTCCTGCTTCGCACAAGCCTTCCACCACGGATAGCAAGTTTCTGTAGGATATTTGATTGTCTACATTTATCCCAAGCACCGCCGTTTGGTAGGAGAGAAATGGAATACGCCGAGCGGCTACCGTTGCCGTGTTTAGGATGTTGTTTCCCAACAACTGACCAAGTGCCGCGCCCAAATCCCCACGAAGCACCTCCGTTTCCAGTACAATGCGCCTTGCAAGAAACCCTGTGGCAAACTTGCCCGACACTTCGATGATTTCCCTGTCGGTCATGGAGATTTCCGCAAACTCAATCAAACCCATTTCATTATCGCCGTCAGACTTACCCAAGAAATGCCCGATTTTAAGCAATTCGAGGGCGTTTGGTGTAGCCATTGCCCGTAATTCATAACCGCCGCTGTGGTGATAACGCCGTGTCCAACGGAGATATTCGTACTCTTCTATCACGCCGATAAGCTGCCTGTTTGTGTTGTAAACCAATAAATCCACCAATTACACCCCCAAATACTGCGGTCGGTACAGGATACTCACTTCCAACAAATCCATAAAATCGGCGGCATCGTAACGCAAAACATTTCGCCCCGCCGCCAATTGTAAAAATGTACTGCCCACATCCAGCAATGGAAAAGCATTGGTTGTCACCGTTCCCAAAATGTTAATGACGCGCTTCTCGGCAAAATGGGTAAAAATGCGGTACTCCTCCCCGGCGGTCATGGTTGCGTTGATACGGATGAATTCCCCGGTGTCCACGTTGGTTAATTCGGGAGTGGAGAGCGTCCCCGTTGCACGGAACACAATCTCACAACCGCAGGGAACATCACCGATGTTGTCTATTTCAATTATCTGGCTGGGTTGGCGAATACCCAACTCAATCCCCGGCGGTGTTATTTCCAACGGAAATGAAAAATTACCCTGCCACGATGCCAATTCCTCACGGATGACGTTTAATTCCTCAAAAAACGGTGATGGACACAAAAGAGAAACAAAGAAAGCCGGAGCGCGGGCAATGTTGCTCTGTGCCACCCCAGCTTCCTCCACAATGCAGTTTATTTGGCGGCCACGGTAGATTAACGTGCCGCGCTGTTTTGGTGTGAATATCCGCAGCAAATGCCGTCTGTAATCAAACGAACCCTCCACCGTTGGCGAAACAATCTGCCCTTCGATGGTGATATTTCGCATATCTACAGAGGACGATATAAAAAACGCGCCATCCTGTTCGGGAGCGCGGAAAGTGTTTATTGTTTGCCGAATGCGTCCTATGCCGTCCAGCCGCCTAAGAAAAAGCGGCTTTGTCTGCCGAAGGGTAACGCTTCCACCGTCTGTATTTACATAGGTTAGTTCCATTTTACGCTACCCCCAATGCCAGTTTACGGCTCATATTTCTAAATTCACGCGCCGTTTCTTTTTCGCTGAGTGCCTTTGGTGAAGTAATGGAAATATTCTGCGTGACATTGCCAAAGGCACTCGCCCCGGCAGAATACGCACCGTCAAAAGCCCCGTTAAACGCTCCGCGCACATTTGAATCCAAGTTGAAATCGGTGGGGATTGCGTTTTCCATTTCCTTCGCCACTTGCTTCATTTCGTCAACAAAGCCGATACTCAAGCCCTCGCCCATGTTTTTACCAATCCCTGCAAAAAGTGTAGACGGCGAACGAATACCTAAGAAACTGGTAACGCTGCTGACCACGTTGCTTACGGCACTGGTAACGCTTGAAATAACATTGCTTACCATGCTCGTTATGCCCGACACCAAGCCGCGCATAAGGTTTGCCCCGGCTTCTACCATTGCACTCACGCCGTTGCCGACAGCACCCACAAGCCCTGTGATGATTTGCGGAATAGCGGCTACTATTTCAACAATAATCTGCGGCAAGTTTTGAACCAACGACACCAGTAACTGCACCCCGGCTTGCACAATTTCGGGTATAGAACCAACTATGCCGTTCACCAAACTGGTTATAATTTCGGGGATTGCCGTGATTATCGTAGCGATGATTTCGGGCAAGTTTTGTATCAGCGAAATCAACAACTCAACCCCTGCTTGAATAATCTGCGGGATTGATTCGGTTAGTGCAGTCAAAAGTCCGGTCAATATCTGCGGAATCGCCGTTACAATCGTTGTGATTATTTTTGGCAGTTCGTCAATCAGCGAAGTCAACAGTTCTATCCCAGCTTGCACGATTTGCGGAATTGAATCAATTAGTGCCGTAACCAATGCCGACAATATTTCTGGTATCGCTGTTAAAATCTCGGTGATGATTTGCGGAAGCGCATCAATCAGCGATGTAAGCAGTTCAATCCCTGCTTGAACAATTTGTGGAATCGAACCCGTCAAAGCCTCCAAAAGTGCCGATAATATCTGCGGTATCGCTTCCACAATGGTCGTGATTATGGTCGGCAAGTTTTGGATAAGTGCAGTCAGCAACTGCACCCCAGCCTCCACAAGTTGAGGAACGGCTGTGACAATCACGTTTATAATGCTTTCGATTATTTGAGGAATCGCCGCCACAATCGTTGTGATTATTTGCGGCAGGGCTTCCACCAAAGCAGTCAAGAGCCGTATTCCGGCATCCACAATCAAAGGCACAGCCTCCACAACGGCAGTAATAACGCTGTCAATTATTTGAGGGATTGCGGCTACAATCGCGCTTATAATTTCCGGCAGAGCCGCTACGAGCGAAGTCAATAGCTGTATTCCGGCATCAATAATCTGCGGAATCGCTCCAAGAACAAAACCCACAATAGCGTCAATCAGCGGCGGGAGTGCCGCAATCAGCCGTGGCAGAGCCGCCAAAATCCCCTCGGCAAAACCAAGCACCAATTGGAGCGCGGCATCAAGCAGTAATGGCAGATTTCCAATGAGCGTGGTGACAATAAACATCACCAAATCAACAATCGTGGGAATCAGCGAAGGCAAAGCCCCGGCAATCCCTTGTGCCAGCGACACCACGATTTGGATTGCACCTTCCAGCAGAACAGGCAGGGTTTTCACAATGGCATCTGCCAGCGTATTTACAAGCGTGACTGCCTTATCGATTATCATGGGCAGATTGCCCACAATGCCGTCCACCAGTGCTGCGATTACTTGTGGCGCGATTTCCGCAATAGTTCCCATAAGTGTGCCGATTAACTCCAGCAGTTGGGGAATTGCCGAAGATATGCCCTGTACAAGCGTTGCAATGCCCTCGGTGAGTGCTTCGCTTGCGCCTTCTTGCCCGGCGATAATATCAGCAAATGCCATGGTAACTTGCGCCAGCCCCGGCAAAAGGTCGGCGGCTATGCTGGATTTTACGCCCTTAAATGCCGCTTGCAGGTCGGTTTGAGCGTTTCCAAACTGCACCGAAGCGTCAATCAATTCATCGTTAAACACAATGCCCAACTCGTGGGCGCGTTGGCGCAAACCTTCCAATTCCTCTGATGTGCCGTTCAAAAGCGGCATTAATTCCATGCCAGCACGGCGGCCGAAGATTTGTAGAGCCATGTTTGTCTTTTCGGTGCTTGGCGGCAGGGCTTGGAACGCACGGACTGTGGCTTCCAGTGCTTCTTCAGGCGTTTTAGTTTTGATAGTTTCAAAATCAAGCCCTAACCGCTCCAGCGTTTTGCCGATTTTACCGCCGCTTTCATCGACCCCGCCCATAGCGTTTTGTAGGTTTCTCATTCCATAGGAAACGTGATACATACTCGCACCATTTTGTTGTAATATATAATCCCACTCTTGGAAACCTTGACGGGTAAGCCCCATCTTCAAGGAAGATTTGTCGACTTCGTCACCAAGAGCGGCGGTTTCTTTTGCCATGTCAAATAAAGCCTTGCCAGCCGCTCCAGCCGCCGTTCCAATGGCAACAACCGCCGCACCAATAGCAACACCCACGGTTTTAAGTGTATCTCCAAGAGCGGAAAATCTACTCTCGGCATCGTCTGCCACGCCACTTGCCTTGTCTACTTCGGTGGCAAAATCGCCCGCACCGTCCCCGGCTTTATCAAAACCCGTGCCTGTTCCATCCAGAGCTTTTGTTGTACTTTCCAATTCACGCTCCATGCCGTTAAGTTCCGCTTGCGCCTTGTTAAGCTGTATCTGCCAGTTTTGGGTACGTTTATCGTTCTCGCCAAAACTCTCGGATGCATTGGCAAGCGCGGATTGGAGCATGGAAATTTTGTCTTTTTGGGCTTCGATTTCCTTGTTCAGCATTTGATGCCGCGCTGTTAGGGCTTCGATTGATTTATCGTTTTTGTCAAACTGGCTGGCAAGTAATGTCATCTCGCTACCGAGGACTTTGAAAGATTGGTTAATCTCGTTAAGCGCGGACTTAAAATCCTTCTCACCGTCTATGCCTATGCGTAATCCGAAATCAGCCATGGACTATATTTCAACTCCTCTCTACATCGGCGGGATGATGTCATCGATACTCGCCGCTCTGTACGGCTTTTCGATGCCGTGAAATTGTTTATGGCAAGCCCACAAATCCAAAAACAACCCCAGCGGCGTTGTCCAAAATTCATCAGCGGTCATGTGTAGCTGCACCGTGCCGTAATAAAACAGCCGGGTAAAGACTTCCCCATCTTCTACCCGGCTGTCTCGTTTTTTGTGCCACCCACTTGATTGCCGTCCGATTCGCTGAGGACATTCCGTGCCGTGCCTTTGAACATCGCTTGTGTAATGGCATCCTTGTACGTTGCCATTTCCATAGGTGTTGTGAGCAGTTCCACAACGTCCTCTGTCAGCAAATCCTTGGGCGTATCCTTATTTTTCAAGTTGTAGATGAGGATGGGTTGATTTGCCAACAACGTAATCAGCCATACAATCTCATCGATTGCCATTTCAAAATTCTCGGCTTTCATCAGCTTATCACCGAGATTTTGCAAGCCGCCGTAACGTCCCGCTATGGCTTTTGTTGCTTTGGTGGTGAGGACAAGTTCATATTCCTCACCACCGATGGTAATCATTGCACTGCGTTCGTTGTCCATAAATGCCTCCATTCAGCCGCACAGCGACAAGTTTTTATTCAATCGGCGGTTCTTCTTCTTCACCGCCGCCGCTTGCAAACGTAGGTTCATACACTTCGGCGTACCAGTTTTCGATAACATCGCCGCTTGCTTCCGAATCCACAACCTCCGCTTTCCACGGATGGTTGCCGCGCTCATCCAGCCTGTTTCGTCTGAGAATCGTTCCCTCGATAGTCGGGGTCTGGAAGGTGATGGTATCGCCCTTGGTCTGCATATTTGCGGCAGGGAAACCAAATTTCACCCTGTAAAACCAGAAGTACCGATAATCGCCGTTTGGCTTTGCCGCTCTGAAGCCGATGGCTACAGGTGCGCCAATATCCTCCGAAGCGGAAACCAGCACCCCGTTATCGTCCACCTCTGCGCCCGTCAGAGCCTGTACAACGGCTACTTTAAGGTCATCAACCCCAAGCACAAGCGTACCCGAATTGAAAACCTTGATTACATAAGCCAGCCCGTCATCGGCGTGAAGCGTTGCCTCCGACAGCGTGATGGTAAGGTCGGCATTGATGGCTTTCGCCATTTGAACGGGTACGCCGTAGGTCTCCTCGCCGTTCAAATCCTCGGTAATAGGCGCGTAAAAGAGCCTATCCATTCCGATAGTTGCCATAAACTCACTCTCCTAATGGATAATATTTTGCGACATCCACGCAAACATGGTGGAAGCCTGTGTCATCTTCGTGGGCGATATATCGGCGGTCGGTGATGGTGAATTCTGCATCAAGTACAACCGCCACAATCTGCCGTTTACGCTGTAGGTAGTTTCCCTTAGAAAACAAAGAAATCCGAATCTCGTTTACATCAATTTGCGGACGGTTGTCGGCGTGAAAGGCAAACTCATCCGTCATTGGCGTTAAAACGCAATATTCATCTGGGGGAACACCGCTAAACACGCCGGTTTCCACGGGAAGCCCAATTGAGGAAATCAGCGTGTTCAACTCTTCCAAAATACTCATATTTTGCTGACCTCCTCTTCAAACCGTGCCTCGATTGCATCCGTTACAGGCTTTTTCGCTTGGTTTCGCGCCTGTTTAAGAAACGGTTTAGGCGGCTGACCGCTTTTGCCATATTCCAGCACATTGGCAATGAGTGCGTTTGGTCTGCCATCACTGCGCGGCTCATGGAAACCAACCTTCACATCCCGCGCACCACGCCGATTAAGCCGTGGGCGTGAAAGTCCAAGTGCCGCTTGTAACTCACCCGTGGAGCGTGATGGGTATTTCGTATCCACACCGACAACACCCGCCAAGCCGTCACGGACAAAGCCCAGCGCAACCTCGCCGCCCGCTTCAAGGCAGGAGTCGATTATACGGTCGGTGTTTTCGCCAAGTTTGGTAAACCGCTCCATTATTTCGTCCGGCATTTTCATTGTTACTTTTGCCACCCAAATCACCCCCAATCGCTAACGCATAGAGCCTTGCACTAATTCTGCCAATGCCTCTGTATACATACCACGGTTACGCACATCATCCGCGCTGGTTATGCGGTATCGCGTACCGTTCCAAATGATAGAAAGGGTAGCGTCCACAACGACATCGGGTACTTTGCGGAATCGAAACAAAGCCGTGGCAGTGGTAAACGCCGCTCGATTTGCCCAGCCCTCGCTACCGTGGCGTTGTTCCACATAGGCACGAATAGAAGCAATGACTGTTTCCCCTTCGGTAACAAAGCCCTCGGCATCTTTCTCCAGCGGTTTTGCCGAAACGATATCTATAAATTGGTTCATCTTTCCAAACGCCACAATATCACCTCCAGCTTTACATTTGCCAAGCCTTGTTCATCAGTAATAAGCGATTGACCGTTGCCCACACTTGCGCCGCCGCCCCAATGGAGTCCGAAAAGAAACCCGCTGTCGAGCCATCTCTGCTTTCATAGAAATGGCTCGACAACATAATAATGGCTTGTTCTGTGGTAGGGGGAAATTCGGGGTTTTCGCCATAATCGCGCTTTTGGAATTCCACGGCATAATCAACGGCGGCACGGATAAAGGTTTTTAGCAACTCGTCATCCACATCATGAGATAAAATCAAGTTAGCTTTGACCTTTGGCAGTAAAAAATCTACATCCATGAACACGCCTCCTTCCATGCGGCATTTGTTTACGGTGGTGTCACAGGAGCAGTTCCGGTTTGCAAAAGTTGGATACCTTCGGGCAAAATCACCTTTGCATCCACGCGCTGTGTGCAAATGAAGCCAATCTGCCCATTTCCGGCATAGAGTTCAATCAACCGCTGGACGGTTCTGCCCATTCTGTCGGCTATCCAGTAGTTGGAAAAATCACCAAAAGCCACAGGCAATGCGCCAACTTCAACAGTCGGCACATAGGGCGATGTGTACAAGCGGTATCCCAACAAACGGTCGGGTTCTCCGGCTTGAACGCTCGGTTGCCACAGATACTGCCCGTTACTGTCTTTCAGCTTGCGTATGGCAGAAACGGTTATGTCACGCATGAGAAACACGGCATTTCTGCGGTACGGGCTTTTCAGCGCGTACACCAAATCTATCAAGTTGTCGGTGTTAATCGCCGCAGAAGAAGTTGTTACACCAACAGTGCCGCCATTAGCGGTAAAAATACCCGTTGGGCGGTCTGTGCCGTCACCGATGCAGAACGCCTCCTCTTCGGCAATTCCAAACGCCCGCGCAAATTCAGCGGCGATATACGCTTCCAAATCGAACATGGAATCCTGTAACAATTCCATGCTGACCTTGATTAAGTTTGTCAGCTTGTAGGCATCAATGGTTTTCTGAGCGAAAGTCGGATTGCTTTCCGTAATAGCGGCATTTTCTGCCGTCCATTTGGCAATGGAATGCGTTGCGGCGATAGGGATTTTGCGCTCCGCAGATGTAGTGATAACTTTGGCAATTCTGCGGATTACATTGGCTTCTTCAAGCCCCATCACGATTTGGCGTTCAAACTCGGTCGGCACGAGATAGCCACCGTCCGCATCGGGAGTTGTGGAAAGCACGTTGTGGATGGGGTTTTTACCGCGCAGGATATTTTTGAAATCCTCACGGTACTCGTTGGAAGCCCTGCCGGTTTTCTGTGCTTCTGCTTGCGCCGGTGTGTTGATTACGGCAGTGCTGGTGGCCTTGTTCAGTTCCAAGTCATGGGCAGCTTGCCGCTCCAAGCGGTCAATTTCCGCGCCAAGGTTCACCATATCCGCTTCCATTTTGTCGTATTGGGCAGATACTTCCGCTGTTACCATGCCGTCTTTGTCACGGCTTGTTTCGAGCAGATTCTTGGCGGTTTCCCACAGTTTGTTACGCTTTTCGCGCAGTGCAAGAATAGTGTTCATAACATTTACCTCCGTTGGTTTAGATTTTGGTGGGGAATTAAAGAAAGCCGCTTATTAAGCGACTCTGCACACACGCCTTGAGGCGTAGGTGGTTCTGTTTTTGCCTTCGCTACGTGTTGGCGTTCGGCGGGCGTGGGTGTTACCGTTGTCCTGATTTGCATTTTATCCAACAGTGAATTCGTAACCGCCCGCCTGCTGAACATATAATTTGTGGGTGCGGCGGCGATTTCTGATGCTTGCCGTTTGGAATCTTCCAAAAGCCCATCGGCAAAGCCGTATTCTATGGCTTTATTGGCGTTCATCCATGTTTCGGCATCCATCCAGTTGGATATTTTCGCCCGTGGCTGTTTGGTGCGGATTTGGTAAGCGTTTATGATGGACTGCTTTACCTCGTCCAGCATATCCTGTGCCTTTCGCATCTCCTTGGAATCGCCAATGGCAAAAGTCATGGGGTTATGCACCATCATGAGCGAAGTGGGAGCCATTAACACGCTCGTTCCCGCCATTGCGATAACGGAAGCGGCACTTGCTGCCAAACCGTCAATCTTCACTGTGACATTTCCTTTGTATTCCGTCAGTATGGTATAAATCTGCGAAGCGGCAATGCAATCACCGCCGGGGCTGTTTATGAAAATGGTAATATCGCCGTCTGCGGCAAACAACTCATCTCTAAACAGCTTTGGTGTCACTTCATCGCCCCACCAGCTTTCGGAAGCGATAACGCCGTCAAGATGCAGAGTGCGTTCGTTTGTGACTTCGTTTTTAGACCAATTCCAAAATTTACTGGCGTTTTTATTCTTGCTCATCGGGATACTCCTCCTCTCCAATTTCGTTATTTGTTTCCGTATTCATGCGGCTTGCAAGGGGCATCAAGTTTCCGTTGACCAAAAGCAAATCGCCACCTTCCTCTTCGGAAATTAGATTCAACTTTTCCAAACTTCGGATATCGTTTGCCGACAACCAGCCGTTTTGCCGCCCGATGGCGTACCCCTGCATACGGCTTTGATAATCGCCACGAAGCAGACCGTCCACATTAAACCGCAGTAATATCCGTGACTTTTCGCCGGGTAAGAGCAGGGCTTGTTGCAAACTGTCCTCCCAGCGGCGTACCCACGGGTTAAGCGTGTACATGACAAATTCCAGCGATTGTTGGGTTATGTTGGAAAACGAGGATTTATCCAAATCCCCAATCATGTGGAGCGGCACTCTGAAAATCCTTGCTATTTCCGTAATCTGAAATTTACGGCTTTCCAAAAACTGTGCCTGTTCCGGCGCGATGCCGATGGCTTTGTACGACATCCCCTCTTCAAGCACCGCCACCTTGTTTGCGTTGCCCGGCCCGCGATACTCGGCGTTCCATGCGTCTTTCACCCGCTGGATGTCTTTTATTGTGTTGGGATGCTCCAACACTCCGCCGGGAGTTGCGCCGTTGGCAAAAAAGCGTGAGCCATATTCCTCTGCCGCCAGTGTCATACCAATGGCATCCTTCGCCATGTGGATGGGCGAGTAGCCAATTAAACCGTCATACCCAAGCCCCGGAATATGGAGCAATTCCCCTTTGCGGAGTTTTACTTCGCCCTTGTAACTGTGGTAGGTGTAGATTATTTCGCCTTTGGGATTACGTTCCACGCTCACACGGTCAGGCAGAAGCGGGTATAATGCGATGGGGTAGCCCCTTCCGTTTCTAACCACTTGGGCGTAGGCATTTCCAAACAAAAGTAAGTGCGACATCAGCGTTTCCCTAAACACGAAGCTGGTCATTTCGCTGTTTGGCTCGTCATGGAGAAGCGTATAGAGAGGATGGTTAATCTTCAGCGTTTTGCCGCCGTCCTCTGTTCGTTCGTAAACATGGAGCGGAAGCCCCGCCAATGACTCTGACAACACTCGGACACAGGCATAAACTGCCGAGGTCTGCATGGCAGTCCGCTCGTTTACCGCCTTGCCCGATGCAGTGCCGCCGCCAAGCCATGACCACCTGCTGAGTAGCCCGTAGGTTTCGCCATCTTTGGCATTTTGGGGTCTATCCCTTGAACGGAACAGGCTTTTTAGAAAACTCATATAAACAACACACCCCTTTTGTCATAAACTGAACCTTCGTCAACCACTCCGCCGAGCATCGCCCGCCCAAGCCCCATCACAAGCCCTACGGCACCGTCAATTTTTTCGGTGCTTCGTTTTTTTGAAAATTTCACATTCAAGTGGGCATCCGTTTCTGCCACAACATTGCCGATATTCCAATCCAAAACGGGATGGTTGCCGTGACGGATTTTGCCTTCATGTACCAATTGCATAAGGTCACGGGTAGGGGTTGCCATGGACGCAAAGCCCTGTCCGAAAGGAAAAACAGTGAACCCTTTTTCATCACCCAAATCTTCCAAGTCTCTGCGTATCTTTTCTGCACCCCAGCGGTCGTAGGCGATTTCCCTGATTTTATAAAGTGCAGACAGTTTTTCAACCAAAGCCACAACATGGTCGTAATCCACCACGTCACCCTCGGTTGTGTTTATAACGCCCATTTTACGCCAAACTGCATACGGCACATGGTCGCGCCTTGTGCGGAGGTCGATAGCATTTTCAGGTAGCCAAAAGAATGGCAATACGGAATATTTCAAATCATCACCCGCAGGTGGAAATACCAACACCAGTGCGGTCAAATCCGTGGTGGAAGATAAGTCCAAGCCAGCATAACAATCCCGCCCTTCGAGTTTATCGGGGTTAAAGCCGTCCTCGCAGACATCTTCGCCGCAAGCGTACCATTTCTCCATAGGCATCCACCGAATGTCGGAGTTAGTCCACTCGTTCAAACGAAACTGCCGAAAGTGCATCTCCTCGGCGGGGTTTTGCCGTGCTTGTTCATAGGCGGCTTTGACGGTTTCAAATTCTATCGTCACACCAATAGATGGATTGCATCGCCGCCACACTTCGGGGTCGTTCCAATCATCCCCATCCACCATGCCATAAACAGCAGGGTAGAATGCAGGGTCAATCTTCGAGCCGTCCAAGATTTGTTTTGCCTTGGTGTGCATTTCGTAGCAAACACTGGTACGGTCACGGCCTGCCGTGGTGATGAGGAAATACAGTGGCTGCCGCCGTGCATCCCCTGTATATTTTGTCATTGTGTCAAACAGTTCTCTAGTCTGCTGCGCCCACAATTCGTCAAAAATAAGCCCCGACACGTTAAAGCCCTGCTTTGATTTAGTTTCCGATGACAAAACACGGTAGAAGCTGTTGGTATGCCCAAAGATTATCCTTTTGGTGGATGGCACAAGTTTTGACAGTTCCATCAAATCACTGTTTTGTTCCACCATGGATTTTGCCGTATTGAAAACAATGGATGCTTGGTTAATGTCGGCGGCACAGGAGTAAACTTCTGCGCCCGCTTCGCCATCGGCAAAGAGCAAGTAAAGAGCAACGGCCGCCGCCAGTTCACTCTTGCCGTTTTTCTTTCCGATTTCCACATAAGTCGTGCGGAATTGGCGATAGCCTGTTTCCTTGTCCACGATGCCGAAAACATCACGGATTATCTGCTCCTGCCACGGCATCAGCTTAAAAGGTCTGCCAAACCATTTCCCTGTGGTGTGCTTGAGCATGGTGGTTATGAAATTTACGGCAAAGTCTCCGCGCTTGTGGTCGTAATGACTGGTCGGGAGCATTAGCGAGGTGGGTTTATATTCAAAATCAACCATAGTATTTAATCCCTCCAAACACAAAAATACAGCAAGGCAGAGCCACGCCGTTCCCCCAAAGTTTATATTCTGCCGAATCTGAATGTGGGTCTTTGAGCCATTTTAATATTTGGTTACGGCTTTTCGGTTTCGAGGATTTGCCTTCAATCAAGCGGTGTGTCTCCCAAACCTCCGTCCAAAAGGCAATGTCTGTCTCAGTGGGTTCGTGGGTTTCAAGGTCAGCGCACCAGTTCGGAGGGAAGCCTTGCAACAAGGCACACTCCATGGGAATAAGCCGCCGTACAACGTAGCGGTTTTCAACCACTACATTTTCCCCGCCGGGATAATCGCCGCCCGATGCCTTGAGAGTGCCTGCCGCTTCCACTTCACGGTAGCCGCCATGCTGATAATTTTCCGCAACAATTTGTTCCACCACAGCCTTGCCCTCTTCGATTTGCTGATTCTGCGGAAATTTATAGTCGCAGGCACAAAGCGCACCCACCATGCCTTGGTAACAAACGGCGTGTTTTTCCACGGAATTTAATGTGTAGGAAACTTCGCCGCCATAGCCGTCACCACGATGGGAAGGACGAGAGCCGTTGCCTTCAATAGCAACAACCGCCATGCCACCCGCATTTTTATTCGGGTCGGGTATAGAAGTGTCGAGGGTTCGAGCAGTTTCGGCTTCGTAAATGCCGGAGTGTGGGTTTCCACTCTTCATCGAATTGGACGATTGAGAGCAGATACCAAAAGCGGTCGGTTCAAAAACGCACTGTGTGCCTTTATAATCCGTGCCGGTGAGGGTATTTGCCACATCTTCCCCAACTGTAAGAGCGTACTGCCGCTCGTTCATAACGAGTGGAACATTGCCGCCGCCTGTACCCATGCGCCCTGTCAAAGTTTGGATTTGACCGCTATCGTCAATTTTTACTCTTGAATCGGCGGGATGGTTTTCAATGGCAACCGCCAATTGGTTATCGCCCATATGCGCCCTCAGTGTGCCTGTTGGTTCGGGTTCTTGCCAAGCGTGACCGCCAGTTCGGGAAACTGCGCCCGGTTCAAAGGCTATTTTGTTTGACTTTCCAACGCAATCCGCAGGATTTCGGGCAGTTGTTTCCCACGGGAAGCCGCCCTGCGGAGGATTCCCTCGCAGGCGCGTTTCGTCAAATAATATTTTTCCGGCACGTTCGCCTGTAAAATCGATGACAATGTAACAACGGCGGCGGCGTTGGGGGACTCCCCAAAATTGAGCTAATGAAAAGTTCAAAATAATGTAAAGCACCTCTTTCTAATCCAATAAAAACAATTATACTAAACCAAACAACTTGACATAATTCCTCGTAAATAAAGTAAGCAGAGAAATCTGTTATAAACTCATTGGAGGTTTTATCATGTCAGAAAAAATGAACATGCTGGATAAAGATATCCGGGAACTGGTAGATGCGATAAATGCGCATCTACCGACAATCGGCTACAGGTCCAGCACCATTGCGCGACTTAACGCCGAATGGAAACTGCTGGTGGAGTATGCCGATGAAAAAGGCGTTACGTCTTTCAGTATTGAGTTGGGGCGAAATTTCGCATGGGAACGCCGTGGGTACAAACTGGGTGATACGGATGGCTGTCATAACGTCAACCGTGCAATTCACATGTTGGCTGACTTTGCCCAATACGGGATGGTATTCAAGCAATCCAGCATAACGCTCAAAGGGTTTACCGACCCCTATAGATGCATATTTGAAGGGTTTTTGGAACATCTGCGCAAAAACGGAACTGCCGAAAATTCTATACCTACATGGCGAAGCCGACTGTATCGCTTGGAATATTTTCTGTTGAACAACGGAATCATCCAGTTCAGCCAAATCGAAAAGCATCACATGTTCACTTATGTGGAATCATTATCTGGCTTCACTGCGGGTACAGTTGGCGCAACAATTCGCATCCTTCGCAAACTCTTTGATTATGCAATCATAAACGAGTATCACCATACGAACTTCATTGATATGCTCCCAGATGTTCGCATAGTGAATAAATATCGACTCCCTAATGTATTCACACCTGATGAGGTTGAGCGCATACTTGCACAGGTCGACAGAGATAACGCAATGGGTAAACGAGATTATGCTATTTTGCTTCTTGTGGCTAAACTTGGGTTGCGTATCAGTGACGTTCGAAGCCTGCGTTTTGAAAACATCGACTGGACTACCAGAACAATAAGCATCATCCAGCAAAAGACAGGCATTCCGATAGAGCTACCATTGTTTGACGATATCGGTTGGGCTATTATTGATTATATTAAGCACGGTCGCCCACAAACGGAATGCAAAAATATCTTTATAAGACACACTGCGCCCTATGATGGATTTAGCAACAATCTACAGCGTATGGTTCTCAAGTATATTCAAAAAGCTAGGGTGACTGTGTCCGCCGAAAAGCCCATAGGAATGCATACATTTCGCCACAGCGTAGCAACAACTATGTTGAAAAATGGTGCGTCCTATGAAGAAATAGCCCAAGCGTTAGGTCATGCAAACCCCGAAAGCACATACACTTACACAAGCGTAGACGAAGAACAACTCCGCAAATGTGCACTGGAGGTGATGTTTTGATGACTACGCCATATTTCACTGGTCCATTTGCGCCCATGTGCGAGTTGTTTGTCACGCAGAAACGTGCCGCAGGATTAGTATATGAACAGCAAGCCATAATTCTTAGGATGTTTGATAACTTCTGCAAGAACTACGATGTAGAAGATTACATTATTACAGAAGAAATCGCCCTTGCTTGGGGTAAAATACGTCCCAATGAAAAGGAAAACTTCCGTTACTCTCGTGTTTCAGAGATGCAACGGTTCTCAGTTTTCTTATCGAAACAAGGCTATCCTTCTTATCTCCTTGCTGGAATGCCGCAAAAGGGAGAATTGCATACACCCTATATCTTTACTAAAGAAGAAATGAAGCGTATTTTCGAGAGATTGGATGCACTGGAACCAGTGAACTCTTCACCATACAGACATCTATCTTTCCCTGTGTTCTTCAGGATACTCTATGGATGCGGGCTTCGTATTTCGGAGGCTTTGATACTCCAAAAACGTGATATTGATATTGATGCCAGAATGCTGTTGGTGCGCAAAGGCAAAAACGACAGAGAGCGAATGGTTCCTATGTCAGAATCGTTGGCAAAAGTATGTGCAATCTACATGGATTCAGTACATGCAACCACGCCAATGGACACGCCATTTTTTTACAAAAGAGAGTTTACCCCGTATACCAAAAGTACCTTGGAGAAAGCTTTTCGAGGTTTTCTTTGGGATGTAGGAATTCCTTATCGCGGAAAAGATTTCGGTCCAAGAGTGCATGATTTGCGACACACTTTTATCTGTCACAATATTCAACTGTGGACTGAACAGGGAATATTGATAAAAAATATGCTTCCCATTCTCTCAAAGTATGTTGGGCACACTTCCATAAGCGGCACGCAGTGGTATCTACGCCTTACGGCTGAAGTTTACCCGCATCTGCGTGAAATTTGTGAGCGCGAGCTGGGTGGAATGTATGCAAACATCCCAAATTTACGAATGGAGAATGATTATGATGCGTAAAACCCAACCCACCGACTTCGCAAAACTGCTGGCCAAATATATCTTCGAATATCTGCCTGACCAAAGGGGTTTGAGTAAAAACACCATCAACTCGTATACGGATTCCATAACGCTATTCATGGATTTTTGCGAGGTGGAACGGAATCTAAAACGCGAAAAAATGGAAGTCCACGATATTACCTGCGAGTTAGTTGAGGACTTTTACGTTTGGTTGGAAAAAACCAAAGGCAGCTCTGTTGCCACACGCAATCAGCGTCGGATTGCAATCAATGCATTCTTCAAATATATACAATATCAGAATCCTGGCTATGTTTTGCAAAGTCAACAAATCCGGTCGATTCCGAATAAAGTTGATAGGCGGCAGACCATAAAGCATCTTCCATTGGTAGCAGTGGAGGAAATCCTGAAACAGCCAGATTTACGGACGCAGAGCGGACGGCGCGATTTTATTCTGCTCAGTCTCATGTACGAGTCGGCGGCTCGCGTTTCGGAGATAGCCAACCTTTGTATTGGCGATATGCGCTTTGAGAAAGATGGCGGCACACTCCATTTGCTGGGAAAAGGCAGAAAGAACCGCGAAGTGCCTATAATCGCAATGGTTACAAATCTCCTTCGTGAATATTTGAAGGAAGAAGAAACACACCGCCAATGCCAAAAAGCCAACACAATGTTCTGCAACAGGGTAAAAAATCCACTTACGAGAGCAGGAATAACCTACATCCTTCACAAATATGCAAATTCTGCTCGCGCAAACGCACCCTACCTTATCCCAGAGCAGATATACCCGCATATTTTGCGACATTCTCGCGCCATGCACTGGTTGGAAGCAGGCTTTGACTTGCATTACATCAAAGACCTGCTGGGTCACGCAGACATCACAACAACCGAAATTTACGCAAGATTAAGCGTCGAAATGAAGCGTAGGCTTCTGGAAAAAACGAACCCCATCATGAGCCAGCCGATAGAATATCCGTCTTGGACGGAGGACAAGAGCTTGGTGGATTGGCTCGAAAGTTTCAAAGATTCATAATATTCCAAGAATAATGTAAAGCCAGTGATACCTTTTTCGCTGGCTTTTCGCATTTTTAGGAGGTGACTTTTCATTACTCATGACTTTTCATTATCCCAAAAATGTGAAGCTTCGCATTTTTGGGCATCAAGCGTTCGCCAGCCGATGGAGAAATCATCTCCCACGATTTCCCCGGACGTTGACCATTTTTCTTTTTCAGACAAATGTACTGACAGGGTTTCGTCTTTAATTTTTGCGAGTTCATTCAGTACCTCCAAAAAATCCAAGCCGCTGTTGCTTGAGTACATACCGGGGACATTTTCAAGCACAGTATAGCTTGGGTACTTGTTTTCCGTTGCGGTGCGCATTTCTTTGATTATTCGGATTACTTGGAAAAATAAGCTCGAACGCTCCCCGCGCAATCCTGCACGTTTGCCCGCTACAGATAAATCTTGGCAGCAAAAACCCGCCGTGATTATGTCAACTGGCGGGATTTTTGAGCCGTCTATTTTGTTTATATCGCCGTAATGCTTTACATTCGGTAGACGTTTGGTGGTGACTCGTATGGGAAAAGGCTCGACTTCCGAAGCCCAAATCGGCTGTATGCCGCAGAGTAATCCTGCAAGTTCAAAGCCGCCGCTCCCTGAAAATAGCGAGCCGAGGGTCATGTGTGCCTTGCTATCCATCCGCTGCCACCTCCGCAAACATTAACTTTGCGCCGTCTCGCTCCACGAACACATCATCTGCGCCGTAGGCTTCCACGAAGCGGCGAATTGAAGCAGAGGCGTATTTGGGGTCAAACTCCATGGCAAAGCACAACCGCCCCATTTGCTCACAAACCATGCCCGTGGAAAAACTACCCGAAAATAAATCCAGCACAATCGCATTGGCGGCTGTGCTGTTTTGGATAGGTTTTGCCAGTAGGTCGAGAGGCTTCATTGTGGGATGGATGTCGTTTTTTTTGGGCTTGTCATATTCCCAAACCGTGGTCTGATCGCGCCCCGCTTCCCATTTGTGCTTGCCTTTGGCTTTCCAACCGAATAAAACTGGTTCGTGCCGCCAGTGATAAGGACTTCTGCCCATAACCAACGAGGGTTTTACCCACTGGCAAACGCCCGACAACTTGAAGCCCGCTTCACGAAAGGCACGGCGAAACCACTCTCCCTGCGTATCGGCGTGGAAAATGTACGCACTGGCTTCGTTATCCATCACCGCTTCGGCGTTTTTGAACGCTGGGAGCAGTAATTTTTCCACCAGAGCATCTTCGGTTAGCGTGTCATTGGCGATTTTACCCGCCTTGCCTTGGTAAGAAACGCCATACGGCGGGTCTGTAAGCAGAAGATTGGCGCGTTTGCCGTCCATGAGCAAAGCAACATCCTCTGTTTTTGTAGAATCGCCGCACACAAGGCGGTGTCTGCCCAAAGTCCAAACATCGCCGGGCAAAACAAATGCCGCTTCGTCTAAAGCGGCGCTAAGGTCAAAGTCATCATCTTTCACATCGCCGCTGTCAGCAGCAAATAATTTTTCTATTTCCTTGGCATCAAAGCCGGTTAGTTCTACATCGAAGCCGAGGTCGCGTAAGTCGGCAAATTCGAGCGCGAGAAGTTCTTCATCCCACCCGGCGTTCATTGCCAAGCGGTTATCTGCGAGAATATATGCTTTTCGCTGTGCTTCCGTCAGATGTTCCACGAAAACGCAGGGTATCTCGGTCAAACCTTCCTCTTTCGCCGCCATCACGCGCCCATGTCCTGCGATAATGTTGTACTCGTGGTCGCAGAGGACGGGGTTCACGAAGCCAAACTCCCGCAAACTGGAGCGAAGTTGTAGAATCTGCGCCTTGCTGTGGGTACGAGCATTTCTTGCGTATGGGATTAGGCGGTCAATATCCACCTTCTCGAAGCGTTCTGTTGTTTGCATGGGTCAACCCTCCTAAAATCCCCGATTCAAGAGCAGTTCCAAAAATGAATTCTTTTCCTCGTTTTGGCTGCCGCTGTGTCGGTTTATGGTGTGCATGATTAAATTAAAATCGGCTTGCATGGCTTTGTAATAGCCAGCCCCAGCCGTGACGTATGGAGAAAGTTTCAAATCTTTAGTCATGCGGCCGATTTTCCGATTCATGGCTTCGCAGGCAAGAAAGCCCTGCCGATTTAACACATAATCAGTGATAGTCTGCGGAGCAACAAACCCCTCACAGCCCCTCGCCGCAATGAAGGTTTCAATTTCCATGCGAAGCGCATCCGCAGACGGCACTTCCTTTTCGCACTCCTTCATCGCCATTGCGAAATAATCTGCCATGACATTTTGGTACTCTACCTTTTTGGCAGTCGGTGGTTTCACCGCCGTGGTCGTTGCCGAGGGCTTCTTGCCTTCGAGTTTATTTTCTGCCGGATTTTTGCGGGGACGGCCTGCCCCCGGTCGAAATCCTCCGCTTGGCATGAGCGTCACCTCCGAAATACACAGGCGGGCATTTCTGCTGCAGAAAATCTGCCGCCATTTTTGATTTTGATTTTTTTGATTTTTGATTTTTTGAAATCCTGCGCGAAAGGCCGAGCGCGCTGACCGGCTCATGTGTCGGTAAGATGTACACGCCCCTTGCCAAAGCCAAGCCCGCCCTGCCTACCTCATTAAAAATAATCTCCTTGCTTGGCGTGAAGCCTGCTGTGGCACTCCTGACACAACGCCTCCATGTTCTCCCAATCATTTGTACCGCCATCCGTAATTTTAACCTTGTGGTGGGCAACGGTTGAGGGGGTTAGCCGCCCCTCGGCTTTGCACATGGTACACAGGGGATTTGCAGAAAGAAACGCATCACGGATAACCTTCCACGTTCGCCCATACCGTTTGTTGGAATTTGGGTCACGGTCATATTTGTTGTACCGCTTTGCTTCTTGCTTGGCGTGGGCTTCGCAGAACCGCTTGGACGTTAACTCCCGACACCCCCTGTGGGCGCAGGGCTTTTTTGCTTTATGTGGCATGGGTTACTGCCCCCTTCGTCTAAATGAAAAGAACGCCCCCTCGAAAGAGTGCGCCCTGTGTGATTTTCTGCCATCTTAACAATACTAAATTTCCATAGGGACTTACAAGGACATTTTGGGACATTTTAATTGCGGCGGATATTTTCCACTTCTTGCAGTGCCTTGCCATGCAAGCGGGTAATATGCCGCCTGTCGAAGTTCATCTCCACGGCGATTTGTTCCCATGTTCTGAAACTTAAGTACCGCAATTCCAGAATGGTCTGGAGTTCCACAGGCTCGACGCATTTTATCACCGTCATAATTTCATGTTTGGTGTCAACAAGCCATTTTAATTCTTTGTCGATTAAGCCTTCCAAGTCTACCATTTTGGCAATGGTCTCCTCCATCCGGTGGGGACTGCCGCCTTTGCCCGATGGCATACCCGTCAAAACAGGCGCGGCTTTTTCTGCCAATGACCGAAGGGAAATCAACTGCTCCAGCTTGCTGTTGATGCGCTGGTCTATACGATAGGCACGGGATAAATAATCCTTTGCCGAAATAATATGTTTGCTCATAGGCTCCACCTCACAAATTTGCTTTGACTGCATCAATTAACGCCGTTTGTGTTTTGTCCTTTTCGGACAGGGCTTTCATAATCCGCTCGTCAATCGTGCCTTTGGTAATGATATGACTAATCACTACCGTTTCTGATTCCTGCCCTTGCCGCCAGAGTCTGGCGTTTGTCTGTTGGTACAGTTCAAGGCTCCATGTCATCCCAAACCATATCAAGGTCGAGCCGCCGCTTTGGAGATTCAACCCATGCCCTGCGGAAGCGGGATGGATAAGTGCCACGGGCAGTTCGCCTTGATTCCATCGCTTTATGCTTTCGCTTGTATCGAGTTGGGAAAATGGAATGTGCAGTTTACGAAGTCGCTCTCCAAGCCGTTCCAAGTCATGTTTGAACCAGTACGCAATCAAAACGGGTCTGCCGTTAGCCGCTTCGATTAAATCTTCCAATGCGTCCAACTTACGGTCGTGTATGCGGTGAATACTGCCGTCATCGTCGTAAACCGCACCGTTCGCCATTTGGCAGAGTTTGTTTGACAGTGCGGCGGCGTTGGCGGCGGTTACTTCGCCTTCCGCAAGCTGAAGCACCAAGTCTTGCTTTAGCTCATCGTATCGATTGCGCTCCCGCTCCGACAACCGCACAGGGTATTCCGCATACACCAGTTCGGGCATTTCTAAATGGTCGGTGGCTTTCATGGAAATAGTAATGTCGGCAATCTTGGCGTATATCTGCTCCTCGGCGTGTGGCATGGGTTTGTAGGAAAATATCACTTGACCGTTCCGCTTGTCAGGCAGGAAATACGCCCGCCGATATTCACCGATAAACCGCCCAAGCCGCTCTCCCATGTCCAACAAACGGAATTCAGCCCATAAATCCATTAAGCCGTTACTGCTTGGTGTACCCGTCAGGCCAACGATGCGTTTTATTTTCGGTCGAACCTTTATCAAGGCTCTGAACCGCTTTGTTTGGTGGTTTTTGAAGGATGACAATTCATCAATTACCACCATATCCCACTTCCAAGCAATACGGCTGTCCTCAATCAGCCACACAAGATTTTCCCTGTTGATGATGTGAACGTCTGCCTTTGTCCACAGTGCCGCCTTCCGCTCCGCTTCCGTGCCTACAGCCACAGAAAACGTGAGGTTTGACAGATGTTCCCACTTGCTAATTTCATCAGGCCAAGTATCCCTCGCCACTCGAAGCGGTGCGATTACCAAAACGCTCCTTGCATCGAAGCTGTCAAACAATAAGTCCTGTATCGCTGTCAGCGTGATTACCGTTTTTCCCAATCCCATGGACAGCAGCACCGCGCTGATGGGATTGGCTGTTATAAAATCAGCGGCGAATTGCTGATATGTGTGCGGTTTATATTTCATGCAACTCCTCCAGTATTTTCGGCATTTGCGCCTCATCATCCAAAACGTAAACCTTGAACCCAAGGCGACGTAACATTCCATGCCTCGCCTGTTGTAAAGGCGTGGGTTTCTCTCCATGCCTTTTTACTTCAACGAATCCGAGCCGCCCCATTGGAAAAAGCACCAAACGGTCGGGCATCCCATCGAACCCCGGACTTACAAACTTAGGGCAGATACCACCTGCCGCTTTTACCGCTTTGACAAATTTCTGTTCCAAATGTTTCTCTCTCATGGATGCCTCCTTACAACTCGTAGGCTGTAAGAAAAGTTGTAAGTTCTAAAAGTCCAGTATTTATGCGGTTTCAAGGTGCTATTTCTTACAACCTTGAAGAAAAATCCCATATACGCATATATGCGTGTATGTGCGTGTGCGCCTGATTTTCTTCCTTTATATGCACATATCACATATATAGAAATGTAATAGTTGTAAGAAAACGCCCTCAACCCTTCATTTTCAAAGGCTTTTTGGATATTACAACCTCTCTTACAAGCCGTCTTACAGTCTTACAACCTCGCATAAAAACGCTGAGTGCCGTAGTGTCTGTGGTGTTTTGGCTCGGTCTGCTTTTCCCAGCCGTCAATACGAGCCATAATTGCGGCAATTGCATAACTTTCCTTTGGTGGCATATCCTCACGCTTTTTCCGAAAGCACTCGCACCATATTTCTTGATTGCACACAGTTTCGCGGCGGATTGTGCCTTTGGGATTTTGCGAGTCGGCTTCCTCTATGAAATTACGGCGGTCATAAATACTCATGTTTTCCCAATTATCGGGCAGAAGGGTGTTGAGGTATGCTTCCACCAAACCTTGCCGCTCGTCAACTTCCATGGCTTCTCGTTGCTCACCTTGAGCCAATTTTTCCAAATCGGCATCAAGGTACAGCGTTTCAGCTTTTGCAAGATGGAGAGCCTCCGCCCAAATTTGCTGAATGTCGTCTTTTGTTAAATTCCATGGGTGTTTCGAGCCGCCGCCCGGTGCTTTAACAGGCCAAAAGCGGCGGTTGCCTGTGGCATCCCTTAGATACCCAGACAGGGAATTGGTTGTACCGAAAATAATGCATTGTCGAAGATGTGGTTCTACTCTACGCCCGAAAGCGGCACGGTATTTATCGTCTTGCCGTGAAATAAAGGCTTTTACCCGGTTTACATCCGCTTTGTTCATGCCCTGCATTTCGCCAATTTCCACCAACCAGTAGCCTTGCAGCTTCTCAGCGGCGGTTTTGTCGTGCATATCCGTAAGAGAAAGGCTGTCGGAGTACCATTCGCCGCCAAGTTTGGCAATGAGCGTGGATTTTCCGATTCCTTGGGGGCCGTTCAAAACAGGCATATGGTCAAACTTTATACCCGGATTTTTTACCCGTTTGACGGCGGCACACAGGCTTTTCCTTGTCACCGCTCGGATATAGGGCGAGTCCTCTGCGCCAAGATAATCAATAAACAAAGTATCTACCCTCGGCACAAAATCCCACGGCGGCAGCGATTCCAAATACTCCAATACAGGGTTATACTTGCGGTCATCCACCACCTTGGCAAAAGCGTTTTTATAATTCGGTGCGGAAAAAGTGCCATAGTGGGCATCTACATAGCAGATAAGCTGTGCATCGTCTGCATCGCGCCAAAACTTGGATTGATGTTCCCACGGCACTTTGCCTTTGATTTCTACACCGCCCGCTTGGAGGTTGAATACAATATCGCTTAATTGCGGGTCATTCTCCAAAATAAGCCGTATGTTGTGTAGGTTATGAATTAACGAGCCGTTATTTTTGCGCTGAAGCCCCATCGTCCAATCGTCAAACTCCTGCGCCGCCGTTCTTTGGCGTTCTTCATGAAGTGCGGCACTCACCCTACTGTCTGCCACGGCAAACTCTGCCATGGCTTTGAATGAGGCTTTTTCATCCAGTTCCCCAAATTTGTGCAAGCGCACCATGTCAAAGGCATTCAGTAATTTTCCGCTTGCAGGGTCGGAAGCATGGTGGGAATAAATCCACTTGCTGTCATAGACCACTACACCTGCGCTTGAGTCGGCAGGGATATAATCGTACCGTCCGTCAATTACCGAAGGCTCGTAAATATCAGATAAAAACGCCGTAATTGCGTCTTCCACGCTGTAGGCATTGCAAAATGCACCAACCGTGCCGCTCTTTGCTAATGGGTCTTGCTGATGCTTCATTTCGCGCTTGCGCACTTCGCTTTCCTTTGACGAAGTCGGAAGCTGCGAAAAATCCTGCCAGTTCGGATGTTTCGCCAAGTACACATCAGGGTCGAGCCACTCGCCGTCAAACTTTCGGAAGATATATTCACCGTTGGACGGCGTGGACGGCCAGTACATAAGCTGATGGGGGAGATAGGAACAATTGTCAAACTGGTCAATTCCCCATTCTGCGGCAAGATAGCGTGAAAGTGCCACATATTCATCCGGTGTTACATCACGGGTTAATGGCGTAATAATTCGCAACCGTGGTGTTTCGGGGGTATGCCCGTGGGTGGTGTAGATGCAGGATGCGTATTTGGAAAACATCTCGTACTGGTTGATAAAATCCACAGCGGCGTGGTCGGTATCGTGGGTCAGCATGGAACGGCAGACCACCGTTTCGCTTTTTCGCCTGCCGCCTTTTAATAAACCGCCCACGAAGCCACCCTTGTCTTTTGCCCGGTCGCGCTCTTTCTTGGGTAGTTTCGGATATTCTTCTGCCGTCTCGGATGTACGCACGGTAGTTTCCAGCCGAGCGCAAAGGTTATCAAAAGTAGTGGTTTTATTTGACCACTTCACGGCAAAACAGCTATCGCCGTAGGCAATTTTTAATTCTCGCATTTAGCTACCTCCTTGCACCTTGAATTGAACCACTTTATGGGTATGTTGTATTTCTTCGCATAGGCGATTTCTGTCGCCATGCCGTTTGACATCCTGCCTGCTGTAGTAAAAACCCACATTTCGTCACATCTATCAAGCAGGGTAAGAGCAAAGTCTAAGCCAAGCCGCCGCTCTGCTTCCTTGTTGTCATCCAAAAACTGCGGAAACAACAAATGCGGAGCCAAGGGAACAACCCCTTGGCGAACCGCAAACTGGCAGTACCGCTTTGCATTCCTTATATTTCGCTCCACTTCCCCGGCATAAGGGGAAGCGATGTACACAATGTTCATGCTGACACTCCATTCAACTCCCGCCACACACGATTTTCCATGGTTGCTATCTGCCAGCCAGCCGTTTCTAAAGCTGTAGCGCGGTCGTAAGTTTCGGAATCGTTGGCAGTTCGGGTCACGGCGTTTGATAAGCCGTAGAGGGACAAATCGCCACCCAAAATAAGGTGTTGCAAAATGCCATCGTTTTCTTCTTTGGTGAAGCCGTACTGCCGCCCGGTTAATTCCACCACATCGGCAACAGGGGAAGTAATGGCAACACCTACCGATTCGCGCAATTTGTCTATAATTACACCAAACTTGGCGGCATCCACCGCAGACCGTACAATGTCTGCCAATTTCAGCATGAATGCAGCATCGTCTGCTTGGAGCGTGGTGTCTGAGAACAACTCCCACGATTCTTCAACTTCCCGCCCAACGTGATATTTCCGCTTGCCGAAGTCATTAACAACCATGCCGTTTGCACAGACGAGCCTGTAAATAAGCGGCATAACGGAAACCGAGCCAAGCCCAACCTCGCTGTTGGAAATGATGATGCCAGCTTGGACGGTATCGCCCGGCACAACGTCTACTTCCAAGCGTGGGTTTACTACTTTTATAAACATACGGTTTTCCGTAACCTCGCAGGATTCCACCCTTGCATCAGGCATTTCGCCAATTACAGGCAGAACCGCCTGTGCAATTTCAAAGTTATCAATCCGGCGGTAGCGGTCGGAAAGGAATGCCCGCGCCGTACCGTCAAGTGTGCGTACCGTGTGGCGAGATTCATTTTTGCCGAGCCAACTATTGACGTTTTCGGCAAGCAAAGATGGGTACTCCGTCCGCATTTTGTCGTAATACTTGGCAGGGATATTCAACACCGATCCGATTTGCCGATGGAATAAATCGGTCATGCCGAAAGCCTCGGTGTCCATTTCTCGGTGCAGCCCAAAACCCACGGCAGATGCATCCATCCGCATGGCGGCACTGTTTACAACAAAATCCCGCTTCATGCTGTTTTGACGGTCGAGTTCGACAGCCAATTCTTGCAATGTCCTTCCAAATTTCATATAGAAAACCTCCAGAATTAGTCTTTTTGGTAAAATTGTGTTTCAAAGCCCTCAACACGAACGGTTAGCCCCTCCGCCCATGACGGAGTGCGGCTCATCTGTTGGCAGATTACTTCGGTGGAAACCCGTGGGTCGGATTCAATGCAGATTTCATCATGGATGTGCATGGTTATATCGCAATGGCGGAGGGTCTGCATGGCATGGGATAAAAGGTCGCGGCTCACAGCCTGCACAATGTTTTCCACGAATTTCGCGCCATAACTTTCTATCCGTTCCCACTTCTTGTTAGTGCCGACACCTTCATATTCCACGCAGTCGTTGCCAAAGCGGTTTACACCAATGCGGGGTTTTACATAAGCAAGCCGCCGCCCTGATGGAAGCGTTATAAACAACATTCCGCTTTGATAAATAAATTTGATGCCATGGGTTTGCGTAGTGGTTCTGTCGCATACCGCCTCCATAACGGCGCGGTCAACGGCGTACCAAAACCGTACAATGTTTGGATTAGCCGCCCTCCAAGCATTAACAAGCGGTTGCAGTTCTTCTTCCAAAAGTCCTTGTTCAAGCGCACCCATGGAAACAAGCGCGCCAACCGAGCCGCCATAACCGCAGGCGAGGTCTGCTACTTTACCTTTTTGCCGCAGGGGGTCTTTTTTGTCTATCCGCTCCATAGGTACACCGAACATTTGTGAAGCTGTGGCGATGTATAAGTCTTTTTTTGTGTTATAGGCATCCAACACCCATTGTTCCTTTGCAAGCCACGCCAACACAACTCGTTCAATGGAAGCGAAGTCAGCAACAATCAGCTTGCACCCGCTTTTCGGAACAAATGCCGTGCGGATAAGTTCCGACAACACGTTCGGTACGGAATCGTAGAGCATATCCAAAGCGGGAAAGTTTCCCTGTTTGACCAGTTCCCTTGCGCCTTCGAGGTCTTTGAGGTTATTGCGCGGTAGGTTTTGCAATTGAATCAATCTAGCTGCCCATCTGCCTGTGCGGTTTGCGCCGAGAAATTGAAACATCCCACGCGCCCGCTCATCGGCACAAACGGCGTTTTCCATAGCTTGATATTTTTTTACTGATGACTTTGCCAACTGTTGGCGAAGTAGAAGCACGGTTTTTAATGGCTCCGGCGGATTGGTTTTCAATGCTTCGGAAATTGAATCTTTATCAAGGCTTTTCATTTCCAAACCGTTCTCGGCAAGCCAAGCTGTCAACTGCATTACAGAATTTGGATTATCAAGCCCTGTAATCTCCCGCATTTTTTGCAAAAGTGCCGTTTGAGAGAGTTTGTCAACGGAGATGGCGTTTTCAACAAAGGTCATATCCAAAGCCACGCCACGGTCGTTTATTTCTTGGTCTTGGCAATACTCCGCCCAAACGCTGTCGGGTACAGGGAATTTGGCAAGCCGTGCCTGTATTGCCATTTCCACATTTACATCTTGTGCGTTGTATTCTTTGAACGCCGCCCATTTGTCGAGCGCGTGTTCGGGAAAGTTGCGAGTTCTTTCGCCGTTTGCCTTGGTGGGTTTGCACGGTTTGCAAAAATAGCGGATTAAATCTTTACCGCCAGACATTTTCTGTTGTTCCAAACCAAGCACCGCACCCACACTTTCAAGGGAGAGAGGCATACCCATATAGGCCGCCCAAACCATGGAACACCGCCACGATTCGGGGTTAAGGAATTGCGCCAGCCCAAGCACGTCCGCAGAGTGGTGGTTGTCGGCAAAAGGGTCAAGGGACACACCCATATCCCGCAGATAACGGGAGAGACAAACCCTCTCAAACGCGGCGTTGTGCGCCCATTTTTGAACGCTATCATCTGATAGCGCATCCAGTATTTGCGGCGGTATGGTTTCGCCTGCTGCAAGGTCAACCACTTGCACTTCGCCGCCGTCTACGGCGTATCCAAAGAGCAGTATTTCAAAGTCGGGGGATTCGCAATATTTGTACATACCCGATTTTTTCAAATCTATGGATGAGAAAGTCTCAATGTCGATTTCCAACTTCTTCACTCCGCATCTACCTCCAAATCCGACACCACTCTATGCCAATCCACACGGATGTCGTATGCCGCTTGCAATCCCCAGCGAAGGCAATATTGCAAGGTTGCACGGGGGCTGTGGTAGTCAAGAATTTTCTGCCGTATAGCTTCCGGCACAGCTTCGTACAGGGCATCCGCTTTTTGGAGTAAATCTTCCACTTCGTTAATTGTGCGGAATGCTTCTGTGTATTGGTCTTTTTCCATAAACGTCACCTCCAAAGCGGTGCAAGCAGGGAGCAGCACCGCCGCTCCCGCCTACACACGGGTTTTTACCCAAGAAAATCATCATCGCCGTCGTCTTCGTAGGTATCGAAGTCATCTTCTGCCCTGCGGCGGCCACCGAGGGATTCGCCTTTGCGGATTAACTGGACGTTGTTCAAACCGCAGGCAATGCCACGGTTGCCCGATGCGGAATAGGCGTAAAAGTTGAGGGAAAATCTGCAATAACACCCGCTATACACCAAGCCTTGGTCGGTGATTTCTTCTTTGTAGCGGTCAATCACGCCGGGGGCTGTGGTGCTGTTGGCATTTACGAAGTAGCTGTCAGCGTAGGCTTCGTCATCGGGACGTTCCTCATCGCCGTCACGGAGCGGGGTTTTAATGTCAGCCAGTTTCGGCACGGTCTTGCCGTTGCCCTTCAGCTTGCTTTGGCCTTCTTGGTAGGCGGCTTTAATTGCCGCATTGATGGCATTAAGCGTGACAGTGTCCGATTTCGGAATAATGATGGAAACGCTGTATTTGGGATTGCTGCCATTGATGGATTTCGGTTCCCAAATGTTGGCATAGCTTGCACGGCATATGCCTGTGATTACCTTGGTTGGTGTATCTGTTTGTTTAGACATTCTTGTCATCCTCCATGTCATGGTCGGCAAAATCATCTACCGCCGAATTTATTTTTATGGGTTGGCGTTTATCGCTTTCGGGAACGAGGGTCGGCTTACCCGGCGGCTTGATTACAAGCGGTTCATAGGTCGGTTTGCCGTCTTCGTCTTTTTCAGCGCCCTCAAGCAAAACGCCGAATGTTACTTTGCCGAGAATTTTTGTCATTTCCGTAAGCCCAAGCAGTTTAGGGGCTTTGAAAATGTTGTAATATCCTGCACCTCGCAAACGGTCGGCTATGGCATCTTCTTCCGTGTACTCACGGTTGGAGCGACCTGCCACCAGTTTGAAACCTTGGAATGTTTCGCCGCGAAGTGCCGCTTGCAATGCGTAGTCCTTCACATCGGAAACCCAACTTGCCAGTTCATCCGCTTGGGCGAGTACCTCGGTTATTTCGTCATTTTCCAAAAACGGCGGGTCTTTGAATTCGTGTTTGGCAAGAGCCAAGTTCGCCTCTGCTCGTGCGCGGCATTGGGCTTTAATTTTGCAAAACTGGCAATGTTTGCCCGCTTGCTGTTCGCCTTCACCATCCCAAGCCAAGTCAGCGGCGGGTTTTACCACTTCCTCTGCCCACTGGTACAGGGTTTCTTTTGGCATAGATGCTTCGGTGATGCTTTCACGGCGAGGTTGCACGATGCACATTTTCACAGTTTCAAGGTCGTAGATGCCGTCAAATGCAAGCAGACAGCCGAGTGCGTAAAGTTTTAATTGCGGATTACCGTCCGCCTGTACCGCCACACCCTCGCCGTACTTGAAATCAATGACAACCATTTCCTTGTCACTGACAATCACGCAGTCAGCCGTGCCGCTTCCCTGCGGAACGTATGCGTCATATTTCACGCGCTGTTCCACGAAAAGCCGTGCGCTGATATCTGCCGCTTTTACCCGCTCCAACTCGCCCATGCAATAAGCTACATATTCGTCTGCGGAATCTTCCATTTGCTTGTCGTAATAGGTCAGATGTTTGCGGGGGTCTTTGGTTTTTTCACCGAGGATTTTCCGCAGTTTGTGTTCGCAGAGTGTGTGTGCGTCCGAGCCTTCTTGGGCATAAGTGCTGCCGCTGTCGGTCACATTTTCGCATAATCGGGCAGATGGCGGGCAGGCAATCCAACGGTCAGCGGATGATGGGGATAAAAGGGCGTGTTTCACTTAATCCCCTCCGCTTCGGCAATAATCGCAGCGTAATGTGTCGGGTCGAGCTGGCTCACTTTTTCCACGCCATACTTGCTGATTAGTGCCTTTACTTCTGCCGTGAAGCCTGCGCGGGATTTATCGCCCAGCACCTTCCGCACATCGTCCTCGCTGATGGCAGGGGAAGCGGGCTTTTTGAGTGGTGATTTCGGAGCAGGCTTGGGAATTTCAGTCGCATGAACGGGTTTCTCTTCCACCGCTTCGGATTGCCCTTCATTCATCGCCGATTCCACCATCTCTTGGGCGATTTCTTGCAATTTTGTGGCTACCGATAGGGCGATAATGTCAATCACGCCCTTAATCTCATCAGACAGCCGTTTTGCTTGTTCTTCTGTCATTGGACAGTACCTCCTTCCGGCATTTCCCGAATTTCTACAACTTCAACGCTTCTGCCGGGCGTTAAAACAAACACACCGACCTTGCCGCCGAGCAGGAAATTCAAGATTCTGCTTCGCATCGTCCGCTGCCCGCTTTTTATGACGGGGGTTTTACCGCCACCATCGGCACGACCTACATTGATGCAAACTTTGTGTTTCAACATTTTTGCTACCTCCGTTTCCGAGAGGTTTTCTTACCCCTCTGCCTTTACAGCACGGCAGAGCAAAAACTTAAGGGGTAAAATAAAATTTTTTGAAAAATAATTTTGGTGGGCATCCAAAATGGAAGATGCCCACCAAAAGGATGCTACTGTTTCATGGTCTTTCTAAGGTTCTTGATGCCTGTTGCAATCAAGTAGCTGACGTTTTGTTCGGTTGAATTGGTCAGCTTTGCGTATTCTTTGGCAGGCATTCCTTCGAGCCGAACGGCGATGATTGCTTTCGCCTGTTTCTCCGGCAACTTGGCGATGGCTTCGCGCAAGGATTGCGATTCAATCGCAGATATGACAATTTCATCCGTAAGCGGCGAAGTATCCCGTATCCAAGAAAAGTCGGGGTCAACTTTTTCAAAAGAGAGAATTTCAGTCACATTTTTGCGTCCATTTCGGTGTTGTTGCGATTCATTGTTGCACTCGTCATCATCTGCGCGGTGTAGCACGGCAATGTCCGCTTCGGTCACGCCGTCTTTGCCCGGATGGAGCGTCACGCTTGCGCCTGTGAGACTGGTGTAAACATAGGTAGCACGATTTTTCTTTGATGTGCGATACATGATATTTCCTCCTTAAGGTGGGTCTTGGAATGAATGGGTCGGTGTCCCGCACTTTGTAGGCGGGGAACGAGAGCGGATGATTGGCATGGGGTTTTTCCTCCAATTGGTTTAAGGGCAAAAAAAAGACGGCCGAGATACCACCTCTTGGGTGGTAATCCCGGCCGTCTAAGCGACTCTTCTAAGGGTTTGGATATTTAATTTTTGGGTGCTACATCTTTAGTGGGGCTTGATTTTTTCTAATTGGATGTTCGATTTTGGTTCGCTTCGCAGAAATCGAAAGTTAAAATCTTCTCCCAATTCGTAAAACAGAACATCTCGGCTTTGCGGGTGCGGCAGCGAAATGATGCGCTGGTGCTTGTCCCAACGGAATACCTGTTTTTTCAGTGGGTCTGGCGTTAAAACCTTTTTACTCATTCGTCTTAAATCTCCTTTCTTTGTGATTATGTTAGCGTACTTGCGAACATAGGGGTAAAAAAACACGCAAAAACCCCACGGATTAAAGAGAAACCTGCTCATAGTTTTATGCAAGCAGCAGGTTTAACTCTTCAAGCCTAATTCTCATGGCAGCTTTGGAAACATTGTAAACATCCGCCATTTCACTAATAAGGTGGTAGGGTAATTGCGTAGGTTGCAGTTCATCAACACCCAGATTCAATTGGTTAGCCAATAGTGTTTTAACGGTAGGGGCGGGAATAATCAAGGCCGCTCCAAGCCGATTTGCTTGCCATTCTCTGATTTCTTCATCAGTCATGGATAGCCGCTTCTTGTTATCCTCAATCTGATAAATGGTACACTCAATTCGGGGTATTTTGGCTCCCGGCTTTTGGTAATAAAAACGTGGATGGAGTATTAGGTGTGCGCATTCGTGAATGATGGTAAAACGAATTCTGCCCTCTACCTCGCATTCGATGACATCCTTATCCACCAGAATCCAGTTTTTATTAACCTCCAGTTCAACTTCCTTGGTACGGTCTTCATTCCATACCATTAGAACCCCATCGTTAAAACAAGCACAGCCAAGTGTCTTTCCGTCTTGCGATAAGTTGGCAAAGTCAATTGTCGCTTTCACATAAGATTCCGCAAAGTGGTCAACGTCCATCGCTTGTGGGGCTTGAAGCAGTTTACCGCTTTCATAGGTCGACAAAATTTCGAGGGCTTTCTTTTCGAGCCGCTCTGGTGTGTATTTGTGGAATAGCATCCAGCATCTCCCCCATATCTGAGGCGAAAGTTAATCGCTCACTTTTTTATCAATGAGGTCAATAACCTCCTGCCATCCTTCATCTGATAAATTGCCGGCTTTTGCCCTGCGTAGCGCAACACGCGCTAAATCCTTCTCCATGATGTATTCGGGAAGGTCTGACGATACCGTTTTTGATTTAGTCAAAGCGGCCATGTCAAGCATAAGGGCTTTTTCATCATCCGTTAATTTTAGCTTTTCGGCGATTTCATCCAGCTTTTTTTCGGGGGGATACCGCCGCCCCTTTTCGATGTCGCTCATGTAGGCAGGTGCGATTTCCAGTTCGGCAGCAAAGCCTCTTAGCGTAAAGCCCATAGCCTTTCGCCGCTCCTCGATAAATTTGCCGAAGGCGATTTCATTCGCATTCATAGGTACTTCTCCTCTCGCAGCGTTTAATTGTTCGCTGACATGAGTACATTATAACAAATGATGGACACGCACGTCAACCCTTAGTTAGCTAACTTGCGTACAATATTTTCTAATATGATATAGGGCAAAATGAAGTAATTTTAATTACAATCTGAAATGCAAAATTAAATTATATTCAAAAATCAATTGTAAATGTAATTACTATCTGCTATAATAGGACAAGCATGGACGCGGAAGGAGGCGAGATGGTTGCCCGGAAACAAATCGAAGCCCAAAGAGCCAATCGAACACTTAAATATTGCCGAATTTAACCGAGGGCAATCCTCAAAGCTAATAAGGGATTTGGTTGCAGAAGACAAAGTAGCCTTTATACAAAAACACGGAAAACCAATGGCAGTAGTCATCTCCTACGAACGCTATAAACGATTACTTGAAAGAGAGGTGGACATTAATGAATATTAATGTTCAAGATAAAACCAATTTCATATGGAAAATCGCTGACCTGCTGCGTGGCGATTATAAGCAAAGCGAATATGGAGATGTAATCCTGCCGTTTACTGTGTTGTGCCGTTTAGACAGTGTCCTTGAGCCGACCAAAGAAGCTGTTTTGGCAAGGCATAAACAGGGTATTTTCAAGACGGATTACGCAATGCGCGCAGGCTTCCGTTCGGTGACTGGTGGCTTGCAATTTTATAACATCAGCGAGTTTACCCTCAAAGGCTTAAAAAACGAGGCAGGGGACATCGCCGAAAACCTCACGGACTACATAAAGGGGTTTTCTTTGAATGCCCGTGAGATACTGGAGTCCTTTGACATTTTTTCTCAAATCGAACGGCTTAAGAAAGCGAATTTGCTGTATCTCGTCATTACAAAGTTTTCGGATGAAATTAACCTCCATCCCGATGTGGTTTCCAATAACGAGATGGGATACATCTTTGAGGAGCTTATCCGTAAGTTTTCGGAAATGTCCAACGAAACCGCCGGAGAGCATTTCACGCCGCGCGAGGTTATCCGCTTAATGACCTCCATGTTGTTCACGCCCGACCTTGATAGGATTACCAGTGATGGGTATATGGCGAAGCTGTATGACCCGGCAGCAGGCACAGGTGGGATGCTTTCGGCGGGCATTGAATACGCCAAGGAACACGCTCCCAACGCCATCATTGAGGTATACGGACAGGAATTAAACGAAAAGACCTACGCCATCTGCAAATCGGACACGATGATAAAGGGCAAGGGTTACGAAAATATCCACCTTGGAAACAGCTTCACTCACGACAAGTTGGTGAGGGATGACCAAGGCAATTTGCACAGCTTCCACTATATGCTCTGCAATCCGCCTTTTGGCGTGGAGTGGAAAAAATACGAGAAATTTATCCGTGACGAAAACGAGGATAAAGGCCATGAAGGACGCTTCGGCGCAGGGCTTCCCCGTGTGTCGGACGGTTCGCTTTTGTTTCTGCAACACATGATAAGTAAAATGGCAGAATACGACCCCGAAGCCACAGGCGCAACAGGATGCCGCCTTGGGATTGTTTTCAATGGTTCGCCACTGTTCACAGGTGATGCCGGAAGCGGTGAGAGCGAAATCCGTAGATGGATTATCGAAAACGGGTGGCTTGAAACCATCATTGCTTTACCCGACCAGCTTTTCTACAACACTGGCATTCTGACCTATGTTTGGATTGTCACCAACCGCAAAAAAGGACTCCGCAAAGGCAAAATACAGCTTATTGACGGTACGTCCTTTTTCGAGCGTATGCGAAAACCTCTCGGCGAGAAGCGGAAAATGCTGAGTGAAAGCAAAGGCGGGCATATCGACCAGTTGACCCAAATTTACGGCGATTTTGTAGAGGGTGAATTTTGCAAGATTTTTGATGAGGACGATTTTGCGTACTGGAAAGTTACAGTGGAACGCCCACTTCGTCTTAATTTCCAAACAAGTGCGGAGCGTATTGAGCGTATCCGTGAGCAGACGGCATTTGCCAATCTCGCCAAAAGCCGCAAGCGCAAGCCGGATGAAATCGCCAAGGAAGAAGCAGAAGGTAAAATACTACAGGAAGCTATCCTTGCCGCCATTGGACAGATGGACGGCTCTTTGCTGTACAAAAACCGCGCCAAATTTACAAAGGCTCTTTCTGCGGCATTGAAAAAAGCGGGGCTTGATGTAAAAGCACCGCTGATGAAGGCTATTACTGCGGGGTTAGCAGAAAGAGACGAAACCGCCGATATTTGCATGGATGCCAAGGGAAACCCCGAACCCGACCCCATTTTGCGTGACACAGAGCAGATTCCGTTCAAAGAGGACATTGCCGCCTATATCGAGCGGGAGGTCTTGCCATATGCGCCCGATGCGTGGGTGGACGAAACAAAAACGAAAAAGGGGTACGAGATACCGTTCACACGGCATTTCTACAAATTTATAGAGCTTGGCGATGCCGAAGAAACCCTTAGTGATATCCAAACATTGGGTGCGAGAATTCAAGCGGGTATTGCCGAGTTATTTGGGGAGGCATAAATCGTGGATAAAGAATATGTGAATGGAGCGGTAAACTGGCGAGGGTTCGTGTCTGCACATTGGGATATAGTCCGGTTTCGTTTTATGTTTCGCCTTGGACGTGGAATAAGCGTAACAAAAGCAGACCTTCAAGAAGAATACGGCATACCCTGCTTGACCTATGGTGAAATACATTCACGCTATGGCTTTGAGTTTAACCCCGAAACACATCCTTTGAGATATATTGGTTTTGACAACCCTGCAATTTCAAAATCTTCCATGCTCTTTAAGGGTGATTTTGTGTTCGCTGACACATCCGAGGACGTGGATGGTTCTGGAAACTTCACGCATTTAAATGATGATGCAGAAGTCATAGCAGGCTACCATACTGTAATTGCACGACCGCTGGATTCTACTACAAGTCGTTTTTATGCGTATCTGTTCGATTCCAATGCTTTTAGGGCGCAAATACGCTCAAAAGTCTATGGGGTAAAAGTATTTAGCGTTACGCAGGCAATATTAAAAGAGGCAAAAATGCCAGTTCCTTCAAAAAATGAGCAGCAAGCTATTGTTGCTTACCTTGATAGATGTACTGCCGAGATAGACCGTCTGCTCACCGACCTACAAACCCAAGCGGAAATGCTCGACCGATACAAACGGGAGATTATTGCCAAAACCATTACGGGCGGACTTGAAAGCACCGTTCAAACCTTAGATAGCGGCGTTGACTGGATAGGCGAAGTGCCGTCACATTGGGCAATAACCAAGACCAAATGGATATTCGAAATTGTTAAACGAATTTACGGCAAAGAAGACCGTGATGTACTTTCTATTACCCAGCGTGGCTTAAAGATTAGGGATATAGAATCCAACGATGGGCAGTTAGCAGAATCCTACGTCAACTACCAAGTGGTCAACGTGAACGATTTTGCCATGAATTCCATGGACTTGCTGACCGGGTGGGTGGATTGCAGTCCGTTCGAGGGCGTGACCAGCCCGGATTATCGGGTGTTTCGCTTTTTTCCGAATAAACCGCAATGTCACGCCTACTATAAATACTTATTCCAGATGTGTTATAAACGCCGCATTTTCTACCGTTTGGGGCAGGGTGTTTCCAACCTTGGGCGTTGGCGGCTTCAAGCTGACCAGTTTTTGAACATGAAGCTACCGCAACCGCCAATCCACGAACAAGAAGAAATCGCAGCGTTCTTGGATAAAAAGACAGCGCAGGTGGACAGCTTAATCGCCGACATCAACGAACAAATCAGCAAACTGAAGCAATACCGCCAAATCGTCATCCATGATGCGGTTACGGGCAAAATCAAAGTATCGGAGGGAATAGGCGATGGCAATTGATGCGAGGGAGCGTACCTTTGAACAGGAAATAGAATACTGGCTGACAGAAGCCGTGCCGCAAGCCGAGCGGTACATAAGGGGCAACCCCGCCGATTTTGACCGTGAAACTGCCATGGACAAAAAGGCGGTTATTGCCTATGTAAAAAACAGCCAGCCCGGTGATTGGGCGAAACTCGTAGCCCGTCACGGAAGTGAAGTGGCGGCAGAGCGGGAGTTTTTCAAACGCTTAATCGCCGAGTTGAATAATCGCGGCATGATTGATGTGCTTCGCCATGGCATTACAGACCTTGGCACAAAAATCCTGCTTGCCAAATTCAAGCCTGGTAGCGAACGGAATAAACTCCTGACCGAACTTTACGATAAAAACGTCCTGCAAATCACAAGGCAGGTCAGATACAGCAAGACTAATGAGAATTCCATCGACACTGTTATCTTTTTGAATGGGCTTCCCATTATTACGATAGAGCTTAAAAACCCGCTCACAGGGCAGACTTATAAAGATGCCATCCGGCAATACGAAAACGACCGCAAGCCGAGCGAGTTGTTGTTCACATTCAAAAAGCGGGCAATTGTGCATTTCGCCGTGGATACAGAGGAAGTGTGGATGACCACGCTTTTGAAGAAAACGGACACCATTTTCCTTCCGTTCAACAGAGGGCATGAAAATGGAGCGGGCAATCCTCCCGTTGAGGGTGATTACCGTACAGCATATCTATGGAAGCAGATTCTGCAACGAGACAGCCTGCTTGATATTTTACACCGCTTCATCCAAGTAACCAAAGATGAAAAAACCGGCAAGGAAAAGTTGATTTTCCCACGCTACCACCAGTTGGACGTGGTACGCAGTCTTGTGGACGATGTTTACCGAAACGGTGCGGGCAAAAATTATCTGATTCAACATTCGGCAGGTTCGGGCAAATCTAACTCCATAGCTTGGCTTGCCCATCATCTGTCAAACTTGCATGATGCCGCAAACGAGCCTGTTTTTCACAGCATTATTGTAATCACCGACCGCCGTGTGCTTGATAAGCAGCTTCAGCGCGATATTTATAATATGGAGCATACGCAAGGGGTAGTTGTGCCTGTAAACAAAAATACTCGCCAGTTAACAACGGCATTGGAAAAGGGCGATAAAATCATCATCTGCACCTTGCAGAAGTTTCCTTTTGTGGACGTGAAGAACATCACCACAAGCGGGAAGCGTTTTGCCATTATTGTGGATGAAGCCCACTCTTCCCAAACGGGCGAAGCCAGCGAACGAATGAAAAAAGTGCTGGCAGATACTTCCGCGCAGGGTGAGGATGCAGAAGAAAAGATACTGCACGAATATGCCACAGAAGAGGCAAAAGCCGAAGCTGAAAAGAACGACATTGATGAGGAAATTGCTGATGAGTTAGCGACCCACGGTCAACAGTCGAATTTGTCTTTCTTTGCATTTACTGCCACGCCGAAGCCAAAAACCCTTGAAATTTTTGGCAAAAAGAATGCCGAGGGCAAACCGGAGCCATGCCATGTGTATAGTATGCGGCAAGCCATCGAGGAGCGATTTATTTTTAACGTCCTCGAAAACTACACCACATACGAGACTTATTTCCAAATCGGAAAGAAAATAGCCGATGACCCAATGTATCAAACGGGTAAGGCGAATAAGGCTCTCGGCAAATATATGAGTCTCCACGGTCACAATTTGGCACAAAAGACCGAGATTATTGTGGAGCATTTCCGTAACCAAGTGCAACACCGTATCGGCGGCAAAGCAAAAGCTATGTTGGTGACTGGCTCTCGTCTCCATGCCGTGCGGTATTATTTCCACTTTGTGAAGTATATCAAGCGGATGGGGTATACGGATTTGGGCGTATTGGTGGCTTTTTCCGGCACGATTAAGGACAAGGTAAGCGGGGTTGTTGAAGAATACACCGAAACGAAGCTGAACAATTTTCCCGATACGGAAACCGCCGATAGATTTGAAACGGCAGAATATCAGCTTTTGCTTGTTGCGGAAAAATATCAGACTGGTTTTGACCAGCCGCTTCTGCATACGATGTATGTTGATAAAAAACTGACGGGCATTAAAGCCGTGCAGACGCTTTCGCGCGTAAATCGCACTTGTCTGGGCAAAACAGAGACCTTTGTTTTGGACTTCGTGAATGACCGTGAGGACATTCTGGCAGCTTTCCAAGATTACTACCAAGTAACAGGTGTTTCCGAAACCACCGACCCGAACGCCATCTATGACATTAAGAATTTCTTGGATAGCTTCATGGTTTGTCATGACAGCGATATAAGTGCGTTTTCAAAAGTGTTCTTTAAACCGTCCAAAACGCAGGCAAACATTGATTTGGCAAAATTAAACTCGTTCATCGACCCCGCCGTGGAGCGATATAAAGCCTTGCCAGAGGAGCAGGACAAATTGGACTTTCGTACCGCGCTCCCTAAATTTATACGGCTTTATGCGTTTTTAACGCACATCATTAACCTTAGCGACAGGAATTTGCATGAATTTAACGCTTATGCCAAGTGCCTGCTCCGCAAGCTGCCAAGAGATGTCGACGATACAACGCCAGACATCGACAACGATGTGACATTGCAATATTACCGCATTCAAAAAACATTCGAGGGCGATATCCTCACGGTGAATGAGGATGGTGTGTTGAGCAATAAAACAGCAGGCTCTGGGCTTCCCCTTGAGGACGATAAAGAAACTCTGTCCGAAATCCTCCAAAGGTTGAACGAGCGGCTCGGCACAAGTTTCACCCATGAGGACAAGGTTTTGGAACAGATTATTGACGATATGGCGGCAATTGAGGAGTTGGTGCTTCGTGCCAAAAACCCGCAAGACCTCTTCAAAATCATCTACGACAACGCCATCATGGAT